CCAAATTATAAGTTGGATTGACTTGATCGAATTTAATATCAATTTCAGCCAATTTTAAAAACTCAAGAGCTTCGCCAACCTTCTTGAAGTTCGATTTTGCATAGAACATAACCGCACTCAAATATTGGGCAAACTCTGAATTTTCTTTTTCAATAAGTTCGTGCAAATCTTTCTTTTGCACATTTTGAACAAGATCAGCAAAGTTATTATCTTCTTTGTTATGCTTGTCCCAATGATTCTTGTCTGTGATTTGCTGTGATAGTTTAGAATACTCCTTGCGGATTCCATCTTCGAGATGTTTCCAGAGGCTTGTAAGATTTTTATTTTTATTAATAATCTTTTTCTTGGATTCAAAAGTTTTGGATTTGATTCCATAAACTTCTGGAAGTTTCTCGCCAGTAAGTTCTTCATACTTCTCAAGAATATCTTTTAGAGTTCCATTTCTAAATTCGTGTTCTTTGCCTTGAGCTTGGAAGTTGCTGATCTCTACATAGATAGCAGTATCATTTGCTAAATCCATAGCCATAGTCTCCCAATTATTAGAATTAGTTCCCCAATTCGTAGCATCTTTACGCTTAAACTTAAAGATTTGAGAGGAATGTTTTGGATTCTTACTGGTTACAACGCTAGTTCCAGAATTAATCTTCTGAATTGTAATCTTCTCATAATCAGAGAGATTCAAATAATTCTCATTAACAATACCAAGTTCCTTGTTAAAGGAATCTTTCGTTGCTTGATCTACGAATGTAAATACATAAGCACCATCAATCTTGTCTCCTAATTCATTCCAAAGAGTAGCAAGACGATGAGTTACTCCCATAGCTGAACCAGTATCATTGACTAGGATTTTATGCGTCTTTTCACAAAGAATCCTTTTAGCTTCATTCTCTGAATTTAATTTTGTGCTTCTGCGAGACTTCTGATAAAACTTTGAAGTCAATTTGCCATTCTCAATCATCTTCGCAATCTTATCATTGAAATCAATATGATTATCAGTAATAGTTTTGCTATTCCAAGTAACCTTGTTGCTCAAAGCATTACGAACAATGTAACCCAAACTGCCATAAGTTCCAAAGACTTCATTATAAAGAGCTTTGGCATCATAGATGTTTGTAGAATCTTTGAATTGTTGAGAGATGCACTCTGCCATCTCCTTCTTAATCTTGCGAAACTTTTCTCTGATAGCTTTTCTAGTCTTTTCAGTATATTCTAGATTCTCACGGCTTGCTGTAATATCTAGTTCGCCAAGTTCAAACTCGACTTCAAATCCTTGAGAGCAAATACTTTGCTCATCAGAATCTTCTTTGAATTGCACATCGCTAGTTTCGATAGGATAACCAACTCCCATAATAGCAACAGATTCTTTACCATAGCTAGAGTTATTATAATAAGCCCAACCATTACCTTTAAATACTGGTGTGCGATCATAGATTTCTGATAAATCTTCTTTTCTTGCACCTTTGATAATTGGTTTGTTCTTGAAATACTTAAACAATTCTTGAGCAGTAGACAAGAAGGTTTCTGTATCTTCTTCTTTGATTGGAACAGAAATTAATACGCCAGTAGGCTCGGAAGATTTTTCTTCCTTGAGCTTAACAATCTTACCAATTTTAGTTTCATCAATAAAAGCATTGTAAGTAGTTTTCTTGCCATCGTGATAAGAAATCAAAACAAAGTTATCACCATAGCTAAATGGTGCAAACTTACCAATACCATAATATCCAATAGCAGAATTACTATTGCGTTTGGTAGATTCACCATAGTAGCAATAAAGATTCTTAATATCATCGGCAGAAAGACCATTACCAAAATCTCTGATAGTTAAGGTAGGCTCTAGCTTGGTAGGAAGTTTAATCTCAATCGGACGCTTGCTCTTTGCTTCAATATTAGCGTCTTGTGCATTACAAGTAATCTCACGCAAAACTGCGAGAGGTTTGTTGGAATACAACTGATTGCGAAGGATGTTAAAGATATAAGGAAGTCCAGATTGCTTGATTCCGAAACTTACGGATTCAAAACTATCGGACTCGACTACATTGATTGGTTTTTCGATTAATTTCATATATTGAATTTAAATTAAATTTAAAATGATGTCAAATAATATTTTATTCGTAGCTATCTCTGTCAATAGCAATCACATACGGAAATCTTGGCACTTCATCTGGCGTATAATTGAAGAATTTTATGGTAGCTTTCTTGCCAACCAAATCATTTCTTTGCTTGTAAAGTTCTTTAAGATAACCAAAATCACCTTTGATATTACTCTTGAAGTATTTACCTTTAGCATTTGTAAATTCCATATAGCCAGCAGTTCCTTTGCGGTTGCCTTCGCCTTCTTTTACTCCATTGATAATAAACTCTGCATCCATAAACTCTTTTCTTTTAAGAAGAAACTTACTACGCTTATTCTCGTAAGGTCTATTTAGTCTAATCATTTGACCTTCGTAACCATTCTCCATATACATTTCATAAGATTCAGTAAGTTCTTTTTCGCTATTTACTTTTAAAGTAGTAACGACAACAATGCTTGTGTATTTTCTTTTAGTAAGAGCATTGGAAACTGCTTCATACCTTTCGTAGAATAAATCTTTCTCATTTAACAAACCAATTTTAGGTGCATCATAAACCCAATATTGAATACTATCTGCACTTTCTTCTAGTTCTTCGTCAGTAGGTTTAGTTCTTTTTACAAGAGAGCAAATCTTATTAAAATCATTTGCAAACTTATCACAATATAACTCACCATCAAGAATTGCATTAGGATAATCTTTAAAGAATAAATCTAAATTCTGGCGAATGTGCGGTGCAGAAATAATCTTCTTGCCATTTCTGCTAAACATTCCATCTTTAGTTACGATACAACGAATACCATCAAGTTTAGGTTGGCTATAAACTGGATAAGCAATTTCGTGATCTTCATACTTTTGTGCAAGCATTGGCTCAAAGTATTGAACCTTATTAATATCTTTGATAGATTCAAAGTAACCAGATTCTAATTTCTTCTTGCGTTTTGCTTCTGCTTCTTTGATCGCTTGTTCTTCTGGAGTAGTAGCATTTGCTCTGCCAGCATTTTTAATATCACAATCACTCCAATTATTAGTAATCTTTTCACCATCTGTTTGACCAGAGATCGTGCGATATTGATTTCCTTTAACTTCGATAGTCCATTCTTGGACTTTGCCAGTTTTAGTCTTTTTATAAATTGTAGGTAACTTCATACTTCCAGTATATGCTGGACTAATAGATTCGTCAAATTTTGTTTCTTTTTGATTTAGAAGGTTTTGCGACTTTGATTAAAGAAAAACTTCCATCTTTATTATAATGCCAATCAATAGTATCTCCGATTTCCCATCCCATTTTTTTCATCAATTTATCTGGAAATTCTAGATATAAATGTCCATCTTCTGATTTTTGGATTGGAATATTATATTTCATATAAGTTCAAGTCTAATATAATTATTTGATATGTCAAGAGTTTTATATTGTCTAGGTTGCCAATCTGGTTTCTCTTGAGCAATTTGAATATTTCGCCTAAAGTCCATATTCTTTTGATCTAAACAATGGATATATCTTAAATAATCATCGTGATTAATATGATACATATATCTTTTTATATCAAAGAATATTATTCTTTGTAGAGATTTAAATTCTTGCCACCAGTTTTTTACTTCAATTTTTTTTGCTAGTAATCTATTATATAAATCTTCATCTTCATATCCCCAAATTGGCATTAAATTCTCATTGTAACCCTTACCAAAATCTTTTTTATTAACCAAAAGAAATCCCATTGAGCCAAGATAAAAAGAAGCACATCCAGTAATAAAATAATTAACTAATTCTCCATTATTAATATTTTGATATTTTAACCAAGATTCATTTAAATTTATATAATCTACATCTAATTTAAGTAAAACTTTATTGCTTGGGTCTGTGTATTGGGATGCTAGATTAAGAGCTAAACATCTATAATAATATTTTTGATTTTCTACTCTTATAACTTTTATATTATATTCTTGCATTTGTTTTATTAAAACTTTATTATTTATGATTGGTTGTTTAGAATCCCAATCTACTATTACAAAATCTTTTATAAGAGGAATTTTTGTCCAAGTTGGAAGCATTTGTTCCAATCTGTCTGTTCTATTTTTTAATGCTAAAATACAAGAAATCATATAATTCTTTTTAAGGTAAAATAGTTATCTGATTTATATATTATATCATATTTTTGCGGAGTCCATATAGTTTTATTTTTTGCTATAAAATCATTAATTGACGCTTTTCTGAATATATCTTCTTTTATGGAATTATTTGATATTTTATAGTTTCCTTTTAAATTCGCTACTCTTTCTTCATCTGATGTATTAATATTAGAAATATATTTTTGTATATTAAAGAAAATTATTTTTCTTGAATTTGTCCATTCAGAAATTTGAGGTCTTTGAAATTTAGAAAGTAAATAACGATCTAATCTTAAATTTAAATCAATATCGTCATAACCCCAAACTGCTTCAAAATTTTCATTGTAGCCTTTCACATTTTCAAAATCTTTTTTATTTACCAAAAGAAATCCAGAAGAATCTTTAGAAAATAAATTACTTCCAGATAAAAAATATTTGTTTAAGATATATGGAGAATTTTTTGATTCGTCAAGTTTAATTAAATTTAAATAATTAATCCAGCTTGAATCAATATTTGAAGAATCTGCATCTAGTTTTAGTATAATTTCATTATCTATATATTTGCTTGCTAAATTCCAAGCAAGACAACGATAAAAAAATTTCTCATTTTCTACTCGAATTATTTTAATATTTTTATTTTTATAAGTTTCGTTTTTAATAATAGGACTTTCTATAATCGGTTCGTTAGAACTCCAATCAACTATAACAAAATCTTTAATCTCTGGAATGTTAGTCCAAGTTGGAAGTATTTGTTCTAACTGCTTTGTTCTATTCATTACGGATATTATACAAGAGATCATATTAAATTATTTTATTTAAAGTTATTGTATTGTGAGTTTTTATATTTGATATAGGAATATCAAAATTTTTTATCATTTGTTCGTATTTGATAGACGAGATATTAATTGCATCTTCAAAAACTTTGTGAAAATTTAAAAAATTTTCATTAAGATAAATCATAGATGGACTAGGAGAAATTAAATTAGAAAGATTGCAACATATTTGTGGTTTTTTAAAAGAAAAAATATGGTTGTAATTTGAACTTATAACATCGTAGTAATAACCTTTAGTTGGATTATTGACTAGAAGATTTAAAATATAATCTGAATCATTAATCTCGTTATAGAAATCAATTTCATTTAAATCTGATTTTATATTTATATATTTAATATTTTTTAAATTAGAATCTATGTTATTTGCGTATTGACCCATTATATTTATTTCAAAATCTCTTTGAGAATTAATTTTTGTTTTTGTTAAAGATATAAGATTGGAGAGATCCCTAAATTTAGAATTAAATCTTCCCATCAGTAAAATTTTTATTTTTTGATTTAATTTTATTTTTTGTGGTAAAATTCTTGATAATGGATTATCTAATGGAAATAAATAATTTAAACCAAATGTTTGAGCCATAGGACTTAAACCTATTAAAACAGGATTGGTGAAATCTTTTTTTAAAAAATCAAAATTATTTATATGAGAGGGTTTATGTATCGGTAAAATTATTTTAGATTTAAAATCTTGTATAATTTTATTGTCATAATTGGGAGTAGATTTAGATTCTTGTATTTGATTTGCTTTATCCTTGTGGGCGTTTATTGGAGTAATTAAAAATGCTTTTTTAAAATTATTTTTATGATCTGGACTATATTGTTTAATATAATTTAAATTATATTTTTGAAGTAAATCTAATAAATTATAATTATTATGAATAGAATAAATATAAGGATCAAAATTATTGGATTCTAATATTCCATAGAAAGCTAAAACAACTTCTGTATGGTAGTCTGTATTGTTTAAAATTAAAATTTTCTCCTTCATAGGAGAATTATCTAGGGCTTAAAAATCTTATAGCTTTCCTAATTGCTTTCCATTGTAGCCAATTCAAGAAATTAATAATCTTGACAATCCCAATAGAAAGTTTCCATTCAATAAGATTCATAGTCTTAACATAATATTTAAAATAAAAACTATAAACTGGACATTTCATTTTTCTTTCGTGATCTTCTATTTCTTTCATAAAAGATTCTTGTGCCTCTATTCTTTGACCAGATGAATTTTTTTCTATGGGCTTAATTAAGGATATTTCTCTTAATAAACCTTGGACTACAACGCATTTCCAGTCTGGAAAGTAATCATAGCTTTCCTTGGTTTTGCCAGAGATGTAAGCACCAAAAGTAAATGTGCCAGTATAATCATCTCTAAAAACTTCTTCTCTACTATCTTCTACCAATTTATTCTTATTAAAAAATTCACCAAATCTACTACCATCTTTTACATAATCTGGATTATCTTCCCAATGGCTAGTTATTTTTAATTCAAATAATCTATAATCACGAATAATATAAGTAGACATAAGACTTTCTTCTAGTTCTTTTGTTTGAAATTCTTCTTTCTTGAAATCAATATTAAGAGCTTTCAACTCATCATTAAGAGGTAAATCTTGCTCCACTTTGATATAATTAAACATACCCATATAATATATTATATAGTTATTTAAGATATTGTCAAATTTTACCAATGATGAATTGCATTTATAATAAGCACAATATTAGCTATCACACCTAATATAACAATAAACATTTCATATAATTTATGAGTCATAGTTTGGCGAAAGATTGTTCTTTCATCTTTAATTCAAAATCAACATCTATATTATCATAACCATAAGTATTGGGCAAGAACTTTGCGTAGTCTGCGTGTTTGCGTGGATTCTTATGACCATCAATGCTTTCGGAGTAATGAAATAGTGGAGTATGATTGCCCCAAGTAATTCGTGCAAGATGAAATGCTTGTTCTTCTGATAGATTATCTGAATGGCATTTGTGATGAAGATAATCGAAAGTAATGGGGATATTAGAAATAGAATGAAAATACTTCATAAGTTTCTTAACTGACCAGCAAGTATCTTTATCATCATTTTCTATTACTAATCTAGACTTAACATCATCTGATAGTCTTTGAAAGTTGCTCATAAACTTCTTTACTATGTCATTTAGATTGCCCTTGGAATTATGTATGTGCATATTCATAGGAGAATCATAGTTAAGAGGACAACCGATTTGAGTCATAAACCAACCATAATGATTTAATTCTTTGATTGTTTTAGTTATGGCATTTTCGTTATCACTTGCAAGAACATTAAATTCACTAGGATGGCAAGATACTCTTACATTCCTAGATTGAATAAGATGTTTGATACTATCAAATGATACTAATATTTTATGATAATCTGGTAAATCTTCTAGCTTTACATTTGCTTTGTCATAAGTAATAAGAGGAAATAGATCAGAAGAAATTCGATAAGTATGATTATGGTCTGCACAATACTTTATGTATTGATATGTAGTAGTCATATTGTTTAATATTCTAGAAGATAAGGTAGAAAGAGCTTCTTTCCTATCCATAGATGAGAAACGAGCATAAGTCATAGTATTGAACTTGATAGGATTATCTTGTTCAGTTAGACTTAATACAATGCAACAAACTCCTTTTCGCATTATTCAAATATAATATAAGTTGTCAAACTTGTCAATTAAACTTTTTCAAAGAATCCAAAGCTATTTAACCTTGTTGCTCCGTGATACTTATACTTAATAGTAAAACTTTCTGGTTCAATAATAGATAAGAATTTCTTACCTTCTTCTGTTTCATACAAATAATAATCTTGACCTATGATACATTCTATTCTGCACTCAAAACTATCAACAAAAGTATTCCATTCGTGCAAAGAAACTAACGCATCATACTCTGTCTTAATTTCTTCTAAACGAGTTTCTATTTTTTTATTTAGATTTAAATGTCTAACTTGTTGTAGCTTACCAAGATCAGCAAGCTCAATTTTTGGAGCAGAGTATTCTGCTATGTATGAGGAACTTGCACGATTTTCCAAAACTCTTTTTGGGTCTGTCATTTGTAAATATATGTAGATGAACCATTATGGTTTTTTAATTCCTTTTTAATCAACGACTTATCTCTTTCGTCTGACCAATTTATACTATCAAAGTTTTCTTTAAACCTATTAGAGAAACAATTTCTTGCTTTATCGCCTTTTCCAGCACCATTATTTGAACTTTTTTCGTTCATATATTTGGCTTTTTTCTGTTAGCAAATATGACTATATTTGGAAATATCGCGTTAGCAAATATAAGTATATATTTGGCTAAATCTCGTTAGCAAATATTACTTTTTGAAATCACCAAGATCACGATCAAAAGAAAACTTTCCAGGTTTTTCTACAAGACCTTCATAAGTTTCCTCTGTGCATCCAGCCATTTCAGTAAATGGAGCTACTACTGCAAAAATTCCAAATGCACCAATAGTTGCTGCGGTTGAGATTGGGCGAACAAATACTAAATCTCCCGCTGATAGAAAACCATCTGCTACTGGAGTAGACTCGCTTTGAGTTCCAGAATCAGAGAAGCCTAAAGAGGCAGAAAATAGTGCTATTAATACTAGTGTTTTAATTTTATTCATATTAATATATTATATATAAAACATAGATATTTGTCAATTATATTTTATAATATTTATATCAAATGATCAAAATTAATGATTTATTAGAAAGAATTTTATTTCTTAAAAAAGAAAATAATAAATTATATTTTATAAATAAAAATAACGATAAAGATTGGTGGTCAAAAACATCTCCTAGACTAGTTAAATATATTTTAGATAATCCATCTGTTATGCCAGATGAGGATGGATTTTATTTGATTTTAACATCAGAAAGAATTGGGTCTATTGATTTAAAAGATTGGATTTCAGATGAAACATTTAATATATTAAAAAACAATAATATAAAAATTGGAGTTTCAACTAGTTTAGAAAAAGACTCTTGTAATATTATATGTATACCAAATTATTTTATATTAATAGATGGCAAAAAATATCATGATTATTTTTTATCAAAAAGTAAGATAAATCATAATTGGGAATTTAAATCTAATGATCTTATATATATGGGGACATTAAATTGTAACTTTAGAATAAATGCAATTAATCTTCTAAAAGAAAATGGATTTAAAAAATTATTTACAAGACAAAACACAAATATTAATAATATATCTTATGATGAACATATTAATTATAAATTTATTCTAGATTTACCAACAGAGCATCAATATAATTATGACTATTCTTGGGCTATTTGGAAAAAATTTTATTTTAAATCAGTAGTTTTTCATTTATCTTTACCGCAAAAACATCATACATTTTTTTATGATCATTTTAAAGATGGTGAGCATTGGATTATTTGTAAAAATGTAAATGATATTATAGAAAAATATAATTATTATCTTAATAATCAATTAGAGGCTAAAAGAATAGCTGAAAATGGTTATAATAAAATCATATCAATTGTTAATAATTATGATAATGAATATAAAAAATACTTGCAAAAATGCAGAAATAATTTACATCACCTTAAATACTTTATTTAATTATATATTTGAGATTTTTTTGTTAGCAAATAAAGATATTAAATATATTCTAATATAATTTTATTGTGTATTACTTTGATAATTTTAAAGTTTTTATTTTTCAATAAAAAATCGTCTACAGCAGTTTTTACATGTGGAAAATCATGACTCCCATAATCGTCTAATATAATGTATCCATTTTTTATAATTATATTTTTAGACTGCTCCAAATCATATTTTACGCAATCATATTCATGGTTTCCGTCTATATGTATAATTCTGTATGATAAATTATTATTAAGATAGTCTATATAATTATTACTTATTAAAGTTTGTGAGTTTGCTTGTATTAATTTATATTTCAAATTTTTAAGATTTTCTCCGTATATATTTTTTAAAATTTTTTCAGACCAATTAATTAAATTCGCACATGTACCATTACAAATTCTTGAGTCTTCTGGATTTAAGAATAAATCAATTCCAATTATTTGTTCATTATTTTTTAATAAAAATGATAGTGGTATAAAACTTTTAGATTGATAAACTCCAATCTCTAGGATATTCCCTTTTATATTTTTTTCTTGATGTATTGCGTCTAATTTAAAAAATTCTTCTATAAAATTAAAATGAAACCATCCTCGAATATGTTTAAAATTTTTCTTATACTTATCTAGTGCATCTTGATTTATCATATCTAATGATTATAGATTTAAATAAAACGGAACGAGTAGGATTCGAACCTACGGATAGAGTTAACCATCGGAAGTTTAGTAAACTTCTGCTTTAGACCACTCAGCCATCGTTCCAATGCTCCCAAACTAGGATTTGAACCTAGAACAGCCTCGTTAACAGCGAGGTACTCTACCATTGAGTTATTTGGGAAAAATATATTAATTATTCTCTGCAACTTCATTTACATGATCTTTTATTAGATTATATATTCTTACTTCTTCTTTATTAGCTTTTCTTTCAACCTTAGAAAGATTATTAAATTTATATTCTTTTAATTGATGATGTTTAAAATGATATACTCGTTTATTTGAATAAACTTCGTTAGTAAATCTGATATATCTAAATGGTAAAGCTTCGCCTTTGATCTTATAAAGAGTACCTAATACTGGTTGCTCTTTTTCTTCTTCAAATACTCCATCAATGAATTCTAGAATTTTTTTTAACATTTTTCTTTTTCCTTTTGGGTTTAACGCGTTTCCAAATTTTTCCTTGATTGTCTAAATCTACGCTCCATAGCATTACTTTATTATAAATTTTAAATCCATAACCCCAAAACATTAGTGTTCTACTTATGATATCGCCTATAAAATATAAAATATATGATAACAACAGTTTCATATTAATATATTATATAAATTTTATAATAAAGTCAATATAATATATTATGAAAATAGGTTTTAATTGTAGTAGTTTTGACATGCTTCATGCTGGTCATGTAACAATGTTAAGAATGGAAAAAGATTTATGTGATTATTTAAAAGTTGCTTTACAAGTAGACCCAACAATTGATAGGCCAGGAATTAAGAATAAACCAATTCAAAGTATATATGAAAGATATGTTCAATTGCAAGCTTGTAAATATGTAGATGAAATATTGGTTTATAGTACAGAATTTGATCTCCTTCAATTAATAATGACTCAAAAAATAGATATAAGATTTTTGAGTGAAGAATATTTAAATAGAGATTTTACTGGAAAAGATTATTGTATTAAAAATGGAATTGAACTTCACTATCATAAACGTGGTCATATTTATTCTTCTAGTGAATTAAGAAAAAGAACAGCAGATTTAGAGAAAATTAAAAACGATCAAAATCTGATAGAAATTCCACAACATTCTCCAGTTTTGATTAAGCCAGAATAGCACAGCGGTAGTGCAACGGTTTTGTAAACCGTAGGTCATCGGTTCGAATCCGATTTCTGGCTCTTATCTTCGTTTATTAGGAACAAAATATACTATTGCTTCATCACCATATACTTGAAAAGATTTTAATTTATAGTTTTTATTTTCAAGCATATTTTTTAATTCGTTAATATATTCACTTTTCATATAAACTATAATTTTATTATTATCTTTTGAATCAATTCCATATTCTTCTGCAAATTCAGAACAAATAGCTAGAGCTTCACTTTGATTACTCACATAATATTTTACACTATTAAATTGAAGATCTGTTTCCAGAGAATACTATTTCGCAATATTCTTGTAATTGGGTTACTATATATTCTTTCATTGAATCAAAATTAATAAAGTCAATATGACTTGGTCCTTTTTCGTCATCTGTTATAATTTTATATTTATTAATATCTTCTAAGATATCGCATTTATTTATGATTAATTTATTTGTGCCAGAAATTTTAACTGCTTGTTTTAAGTGATTTAATCTTAACCAATTAACTATTCTTTTGCGACCAGTAGTTGATCCAAATTCTTTACCAAGTTCTATGATTTTATTGAGATATTGATCATTCCATAACGATTCTGAAAAGAGAGGATCAACCCCACTTTTAGTATCATAAATTTTAGCAACACCAATAATATCTCTTATTTTTTTAGGAGAAAATCCTAGCGAACAAGCTGAATAAGGTAGCGTTTCACTACTAGTAACATAAGGATAGTTTCCATAATTTAAGTCTAGCCAAAAACTTTGAGCCCCTTCACAAAGAATATTGCCATATAGTTCGCCATCCCAAATATATTTTTTATCTAGATAATTTCCAGCAAGCCTTCCAATTCGTAAAGCTTTATCGGCGTATGCAGGAGCAATTCCTTGACCAGTTGTTCCGAGTTTAGGTTTTAAAAATTTAAGATCATATTGGATATGTCTTTCAGTAATTATATGAGCTTTTGGACTAACTTTGATTAATGATGTATCAAATCCTTCTTTTTTAAGATAATCTATTTCGTCAAAAAATTTGTCAATATTGATAACACAATTTGGACCAATGATGCTAAGTTTATTTTGGAAAACTCCACAAGGAATAATATGAGTTTTATATTTTTTATCATTGAGATAAACTGTATGACCTGCATTGGGGCCACCATTCCAACGACAAACAGCATCATAATTTTTACTAATAGCATTACTTATTTTACCCTTTCCTTCATCACCCCAAGCTAAACCAAATATAATATCTACATAATTGACCATCATTATGATGATACTAATATATTAAACTAATGTAAAGATTATTTTTTATTTATTAAGTGTTGCTGTATTATGTCAAAATTACGATCTAGTTTCTTTTCGATTCTATCAAAATAATCATCAAAAGATTCTTTTGTAACATAGGTAGTTGAAATTTTTAAAGCTAAATCTGAAATTTCTTGTTGGTGTTTTCTGCCTTCTGCTTCCATTTCTTTTCTTAAAGTTATAAAATCACTAAAAGTTTTATCGTTAATCTCTTTCATGAGACTTTCTTGTTTGTCAAAAAGTGAAAATACTCTAGTAAATAACCATCCACCTAAAAAGGATAATGCTCCTAAAATAAGATTAAATAGCAATGTAATATCTAAATTCACATAGATAATTACACATTAATTGAATAGATATTATAGCTTTAAATCACCAAAATCATCATCAGAGATATCGGTTTTCCTTGCCCCAACCTTATAACTAGAAATCTCTGTTTCTTGAGGTGCAACTTGAACTTTACTACTGTCAAGATAACTATCATGCCATCCAGATATAGGATTATCTTTTTGATTAAATATCTTCTTATAGCCAAGGCTTCTTAGCCTAGAGTCACACAACCATTTAGAATAACCATCTAACACTTCAGCATTTAATCCAAGTAAACTGCCATTGCTAAATAGATATTTAGACCATTCGCTTTCATTTTTAGCTGCTTGTTCGTAAAAAGCGTAAATTTTGTCTTCACTTTTCTTAACTATAGAAGTAAAACCTTCTTTATCTTCTTCTCTTAAGATTTTAATTAAGTTTTGACTGACTGCAAAATGTAAAGCTTCATCTCTTTGAATAAATTTAATAATCTTAGAGTTACCTTCCATTTTACCACGATATCCGAAATAGAAAGAACAAGCGAAAGAAACATAAAACACAAGTCCTTCCATTACATTAATAGAAAGAATAGCATCAAAAATCTTTTGTTTAGGATCTTTCTTTTCGTCATCTCCAAGAATCTTATCAAAATTATTTCTAATTAATTCAGCACGACTTGTAATTTCTTTATCTTCCATAATGCTATCAAAGAATTTAGTAGCATCTGGATATACATTATTCAAAAGATAAGAATAAGAATAACTATGGATACCTTCAAATTGCGCCCAAGTATTCATGCAAATTTCAAGTTCTGGATTACTGACATAATCTTTCAAGGAATGAATACTACGAGAAAGCATACTGTCTCCAAGAGTTTGGAATCTTAAATTGCTATCAAATACAAATCTTTCTGTGTCAGTTAAATTTTTATAGTCACTTCTATCTTTTCCTAGTGCTATTTCATGAGGCCACCAGAAATTTTCATTTTGCTTTTTAAATAATTCAAAGAATATTGGATACTTAAAACGATCATATCTTTGAAGATTAAGGTCTTCTCCAAGAAACAATGGTTGTTTAGTGGTGTCTATGTTTTTAAAATTTAAAACAGTCTTCATGGATTATAGTTTACACGCACCGCTTGAACAATCTCTATCTTCTTTTTGATTTAAAGACTGCTCTTTATCACCATCATCTGTGTTATTATAATATAAACTAATTAACCCAAGGCTATAAGCATAAATAAGCTCTTTCATAACCTTTGCATCTGGTAATATGTTGTTTTCATAATGGCTATAGTTGTAGTATACATTAGTTGATATGGCCATGTCAATATATTTTTGAATAACTGCATTGATTTTTAATAGTCCGCTATTGTCTTTAAGATCATAAGCTAATTCATAATTATCATCATATTTACCAATTCCTGGAACCATAACTGGAAGTTTACCCATTTTACTGGTTTTATATGTTATAAGACTACGAATAGGTTCGACTCCATTTGTTGAGCATTGAATTACTGAACTACTTTCGCAGGGCATACAAGAAGATAATGTAGAATGCCTCAAGCCAAATTCTTTAATATCTTTTCTTAGTTTATCCCAATCAAGAGATAATTTTCTTTTAACTAATTCGTCTACTTTATCTTTGTATGTATCAATAGGTAGTATACCTTTTGAATATTTGGTTCTATCAAACTTATCGCATTTGCCTTTTTCTTTAGCTAATTCAAGACTACTTTTTAATAGATAATATTGAAAATGCTCCATCCATTCATCAACTACAGATAGTGTTTTGTCTGAACTATATTTTAATTCATTTTTCGCCAAGAAAGCTGCCAGATTTGTAATTCCGACTCCAAGGCTTCTTCTTTTTTTAGCAAAATTTTCAGCAGCAATATTAAAATAATCTTGAAGCTCAATGATTTCATCTAGAAATCTTACGATAAGATCGCAGGTCTTCTCAAGATCTTGCCAGTTTTTTATTTCTAGCATGTTTACCGCTGAAAGAATACACATTCCGATTTCGCCCTCTTTATCGTGATAATCATTTAATGGAATAGTAGGATGAATAACTTCTGTGCAAAGATTACTCATTGTGACTTTATCTAACCATGCTCCGTGATTGTTTGCGTGATCTACATTTAAAATATAAATTCTACCAGTTTCAACTCTTTCTTTAATAATAAGAGAGAATAGTTTGCGAGCAGACATTTTCTTTTTTAATTTTAATTTTTTAGATTCACATTCTTTGTATACTTTATCGAAGTCTTTTGTTCCCCATGCCTCATAAAGCTCTGGAACTTCTGCATTATTAAATAGAGTAATATCTTCATCTTTTAAGATTCTATCATAAAATAACTTGCTCATACCAACTGTGTAGTCAAGTTTACGAACTCTATTGTCATCTGTTCCTGCATTATTTTTCAATACAACAATATCTTCAATTTCATAATGCCACCATTGAATATTGCAGGTTGCGCTACCACCTCTCAATCCATTTTGTTGCCATGCCTTTACGCTACTTTCATAGATTTTTAAAAATGGAATTAAACCAGTATGTACAACTTCCCCATTCTTAATAGAAGATCCAATAGCTCTAATCTTACTTATATCAATTCCAATTCCACATCTATTCGCAGTAGCCATACTAACTGCAGTAGCACTAGCAGTAATGCTATCTTTTGTATCGTCTACTCCAATTAAGCAGCAACTAGCGTAATTTCTGCTAGATGTTCTAACTCCTGCCATTACTGGTGTTGGAAGATTAATTTTATGTTTACTAATAGCATCGTAAAATTTTCTAACATAAGAAAGTCTTGTTTCTGCTGGATATTTTGCAAAAGCATAAGCTGATATCAAAATATAAGCAAATTGTGGGGTTTCGTGAATTTCTCCAGTAGTTCTATTCTTAATTAAATATTTATCACAAAGCTGCTTGATTCCAGCATAAGTAAAAATAAAATCTCTATCGTGATCAATAAATTCCCCAATTTTATTTATCTCATCTTCTGAGTAATGATTTAAAATACTTAGGTCATAAACTTTATTTTTAATATTTTGATTTAAAAATTCTGATAATCTGGGGGCATGTTTACCTTTCCAAACATCTTTTCTAAGCTGATAGTTCAATAACCTTGCTGCAACATATTGATAATTTGGTTTTTCAATTGAAATTAAATTTGCCGCGCTTTCAATTAAAAGATTATGAATTTCCTTCGTATTAATTCCATCGTGAATATTAATTTTTGCGTTAATCTCAATATCCGTTAAACTAACTCCGCTATAACCATCAATCGCCCAGTTAATTACTTTGTTTATTTTTTCTATATTAAACTTTTCAGTAGAACCATTTCTTTTTTTAACATTCGTATTTTTATTCATAATGTAACTAGTACAAAAACTATATTACATTCTTTTTTAAAATAAGGAAAGAAAATTTTTAAAAGTTATAAACAATTTACTCTAAATGACTTTTAGGGTGTACTCGACCTTTTCTTTTTTTACTCCAATTTTTATAGTAGTTATTTTTTACTGGATCTTTGCCATAAACCTTTTTTCTTTTTTCTGAAAGCTCCGAGCTTCTATCCCAAAGATCTCCAATACTACCCTTTTGATTTTTTGTATATTCAGAAAATTGTTTATCTGTTGTTTCAGCTTTTAATGTTCCATGAGTATTAACTTCTGGAACTGTAAAGACTCTTTTCCATTCTATTCCTTTTTTATCAATATATACGTGATCGTCATGTACAGATTGTACGACATCTATTGTTTCTTCAGTTTCTGGATGTATATAGGTATATAGTGGCATTTATTTTAAATAAGATAAAATATTTTCTGTTAATTTCTCTGAAGTAAATTCTTGTTGCAATTTTAAACCTTCTTTATTAATTTTATTAGTCTCTACTCTTTTTATTGCTAATTCACAAGCTGAAATAAAATTATCTTCATCAAAATCATAGATATTGCCTTGATTATATGGTAAGCCTTTATTAAAAAAGATTCCATCATAAGATTCTATTTTAGAATTAGGTTCTACTAGGACACTATTACTTTCATTAGCCCAAGATTTATATCCATGAGCATCCATTATTACTGAATGTTTACCCATAGCGACAGAATGAAATTCTGGTAATCCCCATCCTTCTGCACCACTCATTCCTAGTACGATATTAGCGCTATTTAAAAAATCATTGTAAATTTTATTTTGCCCCATAAATGGTAAGAAATTAATATTAAAATAAGTTTTACCTTCTAAAGCTTGAGAAATAAGATTATTTTGATCTTCTGGTTTCATAAATGGATTAAAAATGGAGCATTGTAGAGCGTATTTTTTATTATTACCAAATTTTTTAGCCCAAAGTTTAATTAATTTTAAATGATGCTTTCTCTTTTCTAATTTACCAACTAAATTAAAAACAATTCTGTCATCAATAAAATAAGATTTATCTGTTTTATTAAAATTATACTTATCAAAGGCCAGTGGAATATATTCAACATTTTTACATCCAAGATTTTTAAATATTTCTACTGTTTCTTTGCAAGAGAAAAGAACTTTATTGTTATTTTTTACAGTATTTAACTCTACTTTTGTTGGTTGATCTAATTCATAAAAACTAAGTAAAACTTGTTCGTTAGAATAGCTTTCAAATGATCCATTAAGATGCCAGAGTTTAAATAATTTATTTTTTCTATTAAATGATTCTAGTGAGGTATTAATTGATTCTTGTAACCAAGTACTAAATTCTTGAGTTAAATCGGATTGAGTAGATAGATCAACATTACCAATAGGTAAAATACCTACATTAGTTTTAGAATTAAATAACTCTCTAAGAACTAATGTAGATATCTGACCAAAACTTACTGAATTTATTGGTAAGTTAAGAGTTAAACTCATAGGATGTCATCTTCATCCTCTTCAATAACTGGTTGAGCTTTCTTTACTGGAGCAGTTTTAGCTGCTGGTACAGAAGCTACAGTTTTGTTTTGACTGTCCAAAGGCTTAGATACGTATAACCTATAATCTGGAGCCTTTTCATTTGTCTTTTTGCTATTAGCAAAAACTACAACATCAATTCTTTGACCATCATGATCATTAATATAACCAGACAGAAATGACATTCCTGTTTTGCTTTTCTTTTTCCAAAGTGCGCCTAGCTCATTTTGGTTCTTATTTGTATTTTGATTTGTATTATTCATTTTTATATTGTATATCTTTTATTATATTTTGTCAAAAGAATTTTTACTTTCAACTTTAGTTTTTAATAGTTTAATAGCTTTATTATGAATATTAATAGCCGTTTGCGTACTTATCTTTAATTTTTTAGCTATTTTATTCCAAGGGGTTTTCTTGTTAGAATCATTTAAATATCGCATTTTGAATATCTTCTGTATTCTTTCGTCCGAACAAGATTCAATAATATTCATAATATATTCATTAATATTTTTATATTCTTTTTGAATTGGAGTATTTTTTTCTATTAAGTAGTTTAACTTATCAGTTTCAAGGGTTAAGTAATGACTATTTTCGTTCATGCAATTAAGGCATTGATATCTTACTTGATTATATAACCAAGTTGAAAATTTGGAATTTTTATTCTCATCAAAACTTAATGCAGATTTATATACTATATAGTCTTTTTGATCTATTACATCTTGAAGATGAACTCCAGATGCAATCATAGGACTAGAGTATTTTTTATATAAAGAATTACAAAGAGCAGAATGTTTTTGAATTAAAGCTTTTAATGCTTCTTCATCATTCTTTTCTTTTATATTCTTTACTAAAGTAATGTCGTCTGTTATTATATTCATATTATTTTTTATTTTGTAAATATTTTTCATAAATATTTTTTAATTGTTTTTGCATTAATTCATATAAGAAATTAACGTCTTGACAAGTTTCCCAAACTATACTTATATCGGATACAGCTTTGAGTTTATTATCATTAGATTTTTCTTCTATATTAGCTGGAGGGACTAAAGAGCCATCGTCCAGTTTCCTTGAAATATGCACTAAGATGCCATTATGTGATTTTATCCAAGAGTATTCATCATCTTTGTACTCTATATATCTTACGTCTGTTACAATTGGTACAACATTATTAGCAATTAATTTATTGACTTCTGGTTGAATTGTGGAAGTCCAGTATTTTCCATCCGTTTGGATTCTTCTACATTTTCCATAAGCAACCATGAGTGGTCTTACTATTTCTTTGTTTTCTGGACTGCAATTTAGTAAGTCTATTTTAAATTTATCTTTAGTAAAATCGTATAGTTCATTTTTTAATGCATCAGCAAAAGCTAATCTTTGCGATTTAATTGCTTTTTCTTCTAGATACCTTTTTAAAATAGAATAAAAAGTATCTTTTCCAGATCGAGCTACTCCAGTTAATCCAATCATTTGTTATTCTCCATAAGATATATCTCCAGTTCCGTCGTATTTTGGATAATCTTGTCCAGTTCGAATTTGTTGTGTTCTAACTTGAGTTTGTATATTTTCTTTTAAAGCTTTAGTATTCACGCTTGGATCGATATTTTTTGCTTCAAATGGTTGGGCAAATATCGTACCACGAGATTGATTAGTAGATTTATAATCAGTCTTGTATGTTCTATATATTTTATTGTTAACTATATAATACTCTGGAAATGGTTTAGAAAATATAGTTCCATGAGATTGATTTGTTCCATTTCCGCCACCAGTTTTATATGTTTGGTAGACTTCTATTCCTCTAGCGGTTTTAACATAATTATATTCTTGGAATGGTTTATTGAAAATTGTACCATCAGATTGATTTGTTCCACCACCCGTAGTTTTATATGTTTCGTACACAGCTCCAGATTGAGCGACTGCGAAATTAGCTATAAATGATAGTAGTATTATATATTTCATATTTTAATTAATTCTATATTGTAAAATTTAAATATTTCTTTGGCTGTAGAATCCTTTTCATATTCTTCTGAGTATACCACACTTTTAACTCCATATGCAACAATATTAGTAGCACAATTTGAACAAGGTAATAAAGTGGAAGCTAGTAAGTGTGGTTGGTCTCCTCTTTTAACCAAAGATAAAGCGTTGGTTTCAGCGTGGACCATGTACTTTCTTCTATTATCTCTATCTCTAAAGAAATCTTCATTGATGCTAAACTTAGGTAATAAACCATTATATCCTACAGATAATACTCTACCATCTTTATTTAATATGCATACCCCAACTTTTTTATATGGATCTTCTGATCTTCTTGACCAAATTCTTGCTGTTTCAATCGCAGCTTCTATAAATGATATTCTATTATTCATTTTGAAAAAAATGCCACTTTATCGCTATTCCAACTCCTATTGCTATGCATATAATTGTTTGAAACATAAGATTATATATTAAATCTTTTTTATTTTTAAGTCAATTATTTTCTTGATTGTTTATAAAGAATAGTTTAATATAAATAAATGCAAAAACAAGAATTCAAAGAAGCGTTAAGTTACGATGATATTTCGTTGCTCCCAAATTTTTCAGATATCACTTCCAGAAAAGAAGTAGATACAACTACTAAAATTTCAAGAAATTGTAGCATTAAGATTCCAATCGTACTTTCTCCAATGGATACAGTATCTTCTGTTAAATCATGTATTAAGATGAATAAACTTGGTGCAGCTGGAGTTTTACATAGGTTCATGTCTGTTGATGATCAAAGAGCTAAAGCTAGAATTATTAAAGATGAAAGCGATTTCTGTGTCACAGCAATTGGTCTTAAAGATGCAGAAGAAAGAATTAGAGCTACTAGCACATTTACTAATCTTTATTTTTTAGATACTGCTAATGGTTTAGCTAAGAATGTAGAAGATTTTCTTAGATGGTATAAAACTTCTGGATTTTCTCAAGATGTTATAGTAGGTAATACTTTAACAAAAGAAAGTGTTTATAGGCTAGCTAATCTTAAAGCAGATGGATTTAGGCATTTAATTGGTCCAGGTTCTATGTGTTTAACTCAAGTCAAAACTGGAATTGGATGTCCAAGTCTGACTGGTAATTATTACGCTTGGAAAGCTGTAAGAAATTGGGAACTTTCTCAAGTTGATTTATTTAAACAAGATAAACCAAATCCATCTCATAGACCTAGTATTCTTGCTGATGGTGGTATACGATATCCAAAAGATTTAGTTAAAGCTATTGCTAGCGGATGTGATGCTGTTATTTGTGGAAGAATTTTCGCTGGACTATCTGATGTTGTTGATGATGAGAATATCATTGAAATAGATGGCAAAAGATTCGCTAAATATAGAGGAATGGCTAGTCAAGATGTTGTCGAAGATTATGACTTATATGATGGAACTAAAAAGAATCTATTTGTAGAAGGAGATAATACTTTAATTCCAATTATTGAAAATAAATCTATTGAAGATATTGTTTATGATTTCACTAATGGTTTAAGAAGTTCTATGAGTTATCTTGGGTTCAGGAATATACAGGATATGCGCGGAGGTCTATGGAATAATACTATACAAGCTGTTAGAAATAGTCCGAATAGTATGTATGAGGGATTTGCTCATGGAAAATAATTGATTTAAATTAACAAACACCTTATAATATTAAAATGAATAAAGAAAATGTAGATAAACTTATAAATAGCAATAATCCTTACGCAAGAGGAACTGAGTTTAGTCCTATTGTTAGGATTTACCCTAAGATTTCAAGAAATATAGTATGCCCTAGTAGTGGTAAAAAATTTAAAAATTGTTGTGGACAAACTGGACAAGATTTCTGTGATAAAGCAAAAGATTCATTAAAAGAACATTTAATGAAATTAGTCGATGAACATGAAAAAGAAAAACAAACAGAAAAAACAAAAGAATAAGTATTACGCTATTTTCAGTAAAAGCGATAATTTTCTTCATGGAGTATTTCCACCATCACAAGATGGTCTTTCTAAAGCTAAAGAATATTTACTAAAATTAGATCCATCAAATAAAAACTATAAGATTAAAAAATATTAATTCTTAATATTTGGATCCGCTAAGTCTGGATTATGTTGAGCCTTAGTTCCTCGTTTGAAATTCCTATGTAGATTTTCATATAATATTTTAAATGTATCTAATGGTTTTTCTATGACATTTTGAATTTTTTGCTCTGGTTTTTGTGCTTCTTGATTTTCTATTTTCTTAATGATTGAGTTATAAGCTATAACTAAACATACTGCTAGTGGGTCAAAAACAATAACAATTAATATAATAAATATTCTAACTGCAGTTTCTATCTTTAATCCAAATGCGTCTGCTACAAATTTAAATGTACCAATTTCGCCTTTTGTATTATCGCTTTCAAGTTTCATTATTTCTTGGCTATTTTCTAAACTTTGTTTTTCTAGGTTTTGAAGATCAGAAGTTACTGTGGATATTTGAGAGAATAAGTTATTAATATTACTTTGAGATCCTTCTACTATCTTATTTTTGCTTTCTACTAATTTAATATCTGTTACTTTTTCAGTTTTAGCTGAACTAAAGAATCCTCCGCCAGTAATTTTAGTTGTAGTTACGTCTTGTTTAACAGCATTATCTAATGATGTTTGATATGTCTTTTGTAATTCTATGAGATCTTTAAGTTTGTTCTTATTGAAATCTATTTGTGAAATATAAAAGTTTTGTTGAGATTTTAAGCTTTGAATTTTATTTAAATTCAAGGAATATTGAGAAAAATTACGTTGAAAAGCGTCAGAAAGAAAACCAAAAATACCAAGACTTGTTATGCACATAAGTAATATAGTTGCGGATAGCATATACTTTTTAAGTAAATTATGTATTGATGACCAATATCTATAAAGATAACTTGCGCTTACTAATTTCGCTACTTCCAAACTTCCAGCCATAACCGCAACACTCCAAAAACTTGCTGCAAATAAAAGAGCAATTCCTTTTACAGAAAAAAATGCAGCACAAGAGGCTAAAATAAATGCAGACAACCCTAGTATATATTTAAACATAATATTTAATACAAATTACACAGATATATCTTATAATAATTAACTTTGATTCAATATGGTTTTCTGAATTATTTAACTTTTCTTTGATATCCAAAAGGGCTTTACCTCCAGATTTTATATATCTGAAGTTGAGTATTATCAATCCAACTTTTCTTTTGACTCCAAATTTTACTGCGATCTCAGCAGTAAACGGGCCATCGCACTTATGGATCAGAGGTAGCTTCGATCACTACATTCTGCGATGCCTATAGCTACATTTCCTTATTTAGCCATATAATGTACAAATTAAGGTTTTAATAGTTGTCAGCCCTTATGACATTGCTATCTCAGGGATTGATAGTTGATTTTTTGACATCAACAAACTGCTCTAATTGGGAACTATGTACTTACATACTATTCTAATTTTCAACTTTTGTCAAATTTATTAATAAAAACTTGCTTTATTTTATTAAAAGCTTTATAATGTGTAAGATTAGTTAGTTCTTTAACATTGGGCGCGTACTGGTTTCGATTTTAGAAATCGGAATTAAAATGCAAGTGGAGGTTGAATCGAGGACTCCTTAAAAAGTTTCACTTATATTAACTGCCAAAACAGCAAAATATAAAGGTCATATTTCTGCAAGAGCTTCTCTTGTTGAATTGACCGCTTCTGTAGCCTAAGTTCTACAGCGTGACTACCTTGACACATCTATTGGATAGTTGCGTAATTAGATGTTTGAGTATAATAAGTTTTTTTATTCTTTTTATATTCAATATTCAAAATAAAATCGCTAAGTATGTTTGTTCTTTATCTATACAAAGCTAAAAACAAAAAGAACTAAACTTGTAGTATTTTAATTTAGATTTTTAAAAGACAAAGGTTCAATTCCTTTCGCGTCCAAGTAAACGAATCTCTTAGCCTCCAATTTTATAGTGAAATCAAAAAGAAATAAAACAAGATTAGATCAATATAGTCCATTTAAATACTCTTTAAATAAAGCTAGATCACGAAGTAAATCTAGAAATGAAGTTACAGATTTAACTCTTGAATATTTAAAAGAGATTTGGGAAAATCAAAAAGGATTATGTTCATATACTAATATTAAAATGGAACTACCAAGAAGCTCCCAAGATGAAGATATCAAGAAAAGTCCAACCAAACTAAGCCTTGATAGAATTGACCCAAGTATAGGATATATAAAAGGTAATGTTGAATTTGTATGTTATTGCGTTAATGTTATGAAAAATGATTTCACAAAAGAACAGATGGTACATTTTATAAATCAAATTAAAAATAATTGAAGTAACATTTTTTATAATTTAAAGTGTAATAAAGATTATGGGTAATTATGATATAGCTTCTTGGCCAGCACGAGCAAATTCTTACAATGGAATAGCAAATATAGCTCTTAATGGTTGGGCGCAACAATATCCACTAAGCTTATACCAAGTATCACTTGCAACACCAACAATTTCTGCTACAGCGGGAGGAGATGGAAATGTATTATTAACTATTACCAATGGTAATTCATCATATAGATATCTCGTATATATTGATGGAGTAGGCGTTGGATTTTTTAAATCAATAGACAATCAAATTACAATTTCTAATTTACCTCTTACCGTTCCTCATACAATTCGAATTAGATCTACATATGTAACTTATTCTGGAAACACCGTAACAAGCGCAGGACTAAGCCAATTGAGCAATTCAGTTACAGTTACTCCACAATTTCAATTTGCAGCAAGAGTTCCACTTAACTTAAGACAACCTTATAATGGAGGAGTAGGTCAGTATAATCAACCTCCATATGATTATGTTGATGTAATAAGATTACCCTCTTTACTATACTCTACTTCAGATTGGGAATACACCGACAATACATATACTGACCAAGAAGCTCCTGGTGCATACGCAATTCCACTTAGTCCATCTTTTAAAATTTCAATATATACAGCTCAAATAAGATTAAGAGCTAGAATAGTAAACGGAGCAAAAGATGAAACATATTTTGGAGCAGTAGATTACTCTTATAAAGATGTTGATGTTACTGTTGATGATCCATTTTTAGATTTATATGGAGCTGATGGACATGATATCGGTTATTATTATTTTCAAAAATTGATAGAACTTGGATTATATCAAGCAAATATTAGCTCAAATATTTCTAGTGCAATAGGATGGAGACTTACAAAAGAATACATGCTTTCAAAACCTTATCTTGGTAATAAAATTAAAAATATTATTAAAAATAATTTTAACATCATAATGAAATCAAGAGAAGCAATGCTACAATTTAGAGATATAACAAACTTTAATCCTAAACTAACTAAAGATTTTCAAGATTTTACAATAACATATCAAGGACCAATTTGGATTAATCCAAAAATCATTTCAACAAGCGGAACTCCAGATGAAGTAACAATACCAGCTAATGCACCACTATATAATTTAAAAAATTCAAAAAATAGAATATTAAAAAGTGGAAATTCTGCTGCAGCAATACTTTTATCTAATCCTCAAGATTGTTCACATTATTCCTTTTCTGCAATCGCAGCGCCACTTAGTGCAGATGACTATTATGGAAATGCGCCAGCTTCTTAATATAAAAATATGACAACCGATAATACATCTTTAGAGAGCATTTGGAGCCAAACTGTTGGAGAAGATCCTACAGACCCATATCTTAATTGTAACTCTTGCGAACTAGATTGCGCTAATCAAGCATTAAATGATGCAGCCGCTAATGTTTCAAACTTTCCATTTAACATGAAAGCAGCTGCCAAAAATGATTTTCTTGCTCCACAACCAAGCGCAATGGATATTCTTCGCCAGGAAGAGCACCTTAGAGCTTTTAACGCGGACCAGGCTGCAAAAAAAGGAGCAAGAGCAATGGTAGACTTGGGGCCCAGTCGAAGGTATCCTATCTCATTTTCTCCAAATAGAGGAGGTGGTGGAAGCCGATCATCTAGCGGATTTGAAGCAACTTCTATTGGTTCTGAAAATCCTTTAGGCCAAACAGGATCAGTAGGATTTCGATGGTCTGGTAATGAAGTTAGCTGGGATCCAGATAATTTTCTTAACGAAACTAGTGGCAGCGTAGTAGTCGTTCCAGAGCAAGGAATTACAGATGTTGGAAATGCTGCTGGCAGTTTGTTGAGAGAAACTTTTAATCCAACTCCCGATCCAGTTACAACTGTGAGTTGTTCAACTGACACAGCAGCAGCTACTGCTGCTGTTCCTGCCACTCCAACTACAAGTGGCCTTGGCGCTACTGGATCACAATCAGCAGTAAGTGCAACGCAAGGAACCACAGTTACTGGAGGAGGAGGATTGAATCAAGCTGGCGGAGGATCAGTAAGTAGCGTAAAAACTGGAGTAAATAATAATGGTGTCGCAACTCAAGGCAATGGGGGCTTCAGAGGGGTCAAAGCAACAATCAGGCCTTAAAAGATAATTTTTAGATATATAAATATTACATTCATAGAATACTAAATAATCTATGAATATACTTTGGCCAGATATACATAAAAATCTAACAAAAAATATAGCAAAAGCATTTTATAAACTTGGTCATACTTTAATTTTGCCAAGCAATCAATATATTCCAACTAATTTACCTCCTAAACAATTTAACCAATGGGCATGGAACACAAGTTGGACTCAAGAAAAAGTAGATCTTGAATTTGAACATAAAAATGTAAAAGTTTTAAACAAACAAGAGATATTAGACATTAAACCAGAAATAATATTTATCACCAGCTTTGAAAGTCAATTTGAAATTTTAAATGAAATTTGGCCCCACTTAAAAGATAATAGTAAAATAGCTTGCTACAGTGGCAATGATTATTGGGATGGAGCTTATCCATTTTATATTATTAAAAATTATCTTTGTGCAGATTATGTTGGTTTTTGTTTAGCTAATAAATATAAAGTAAATCACTTATATTATAAGCCTTGGGTAGATTATGATAGATGTACTTTTGATGGACCAACAGACGGAAATATAGTTGGAATTTATATTTCAGAATATGAAAATAATTTTAATCAAGAATATAATATGAGTAAAGCATTGCAACAAATTACTCCATATATAGACTACCATTATCACACAAATAGCTCTCAACAAGAATTAACTAAAACCCTTAAGTCTAGTATTGCAACTCAACATATCAAACACCTTGAAGGTTATGGAATAGCTATTATAGAAAGCATGGCTTGTGGTAGACCAGTTCTTATGCATCGCCAAATGGCGCAAAACAAAAGCTTAATGAATTGGAGTATTGAAAATGTAACAGCTCTATTCTTTGAAAGTCAGCACGAATATATAGCAAAATTAAAAGCATTATATGATAGTAAAGAATATAGACATTTTATTCAATATACAACAGCTAATGTAATAAGGCAAATTATAGACAACAATCAAGAAACAGAAAAGCTTGGACATTTTCTTAATAATCTAGTATAATTTTTAATAGTGAAAATCTGGCTCTGCGGTATTACCCAAAACGAGAAACAGAATATTGATGATATGACAAAACATATATATCAATATTTTGATGGTTTAATTTTTGTAGATGGTGGATCAACAGATGGTACATTAGAAATATTAAATGCAAGAAAAGGCCAAGGAAAGATTGTAAACAGAGAATGGTCAAATGACCACGATATTCAAATGAATGGTTTTTTAAGAGCAAATGTAATGCAAAATGGCGATTGGTTTATTATTCGAGATAGCTGCGAAAGATTAGATATAGATTGGGCAAAAAACTTGCGTAATTTTATAGAAAATTTTTTAGAAAAAAATAAAGTAAATAGTTGTGTTGATAGGCAAAAAGCATTTCTTGTTAAATATTTTGATGATATGATATTTCAAGGTAGCCCGCATTGGGGACTACAAGGTATGAGGCCAGGATATATTGATCTTTATGAATATTATAATAAAAATCAAAAAATGTTTGCATGGGAAGAAAGACCATCTCAAAGAAAGCATTATATTGATAGTGATATGAAATATTATTTTGTTTACGGAAGATCAAATCATTGTGTTCTTCATTATTATGATAATGGAAGAACTCCAGAAAGATACCAACAACAAGAAGGCATAAGACAAAATTTTAGATCTTTTTGCGAAAGTTTAGGTATAAGATTTAATCTAGAATCATTAAAAAATTATTGGAAAAATAATCCAATTGACGAAAAAATGAAATTTTTTATCAATAACGAAAGATTAATAAGAAGATTTTATAGATTAAATATTTTAAATCATACATTAGAAAAAATTGACTCATCAGAAGAATGGGTATTAGAATGAAATTAATTGATTGCTTTATGTTTTTTAATGAAAAAGATATTGCATATCTTAGAATTAAAGAATTATATGATGCTGTAGATTATTTTGTTATTAATGAAGCCACGAAAACTCACCAAGGGCAAGATAAAGAATTATCCTTTTGGAAGGATGACAGATTACAAGAATTTAAAGATAAAATTATTTACTCTTCAATAGATTTAGATGGAAGATTCGATTATTTAATGCCAAAATTTTTTCCAGATGCAAATATTGGCGCAAAGGAACATGAACAAAGAATAAGGCTACTCGAACAAATTGAAAAACTAAATCTATCAGATGATGATATCGTTATGATATCGGATTGCGATGAAATTCCTAATAAAAATATATTCCAAGAAATTCTGAATTATCCAGTAGTAGCATTAAATCAAATGTTTTTTGTTCATTATATTAATATTTATACAAATAAAAATGTAACTGGAACCATAGCTTGCAAATATAAACATTTAAAACATTTAAATACTCTATGTTTTGGAATGGGTCTTCAGCTTTTAAGAAGAGATAAAGATTTTATGCCAAGGATAGAAAATGGAGGTTGGCATTATTCATATATGGGTGGACCAAAATCTGTAAGCAGAAAAGTAATCTCAACTTATGATGGAAATTTAAATTCTGAGTGGAAAACAGAAGAATCTTCTAATATGTTAATTCAAGAAAGTATAAAAAATAAAAAAAGTCCATTCTCTCAAATGCCATTAGAATTTATAGATTTAAATATAAAAAATAAATTCATAGAATTTTTAACAGCAAAAAATGGAACATGGATTAATGCACAAGGGTGTTATCAATTTTCTCCAAATATTTTGGAAAAAGACATACAAAATCATAAACATCTTATATATGAATAATCCATTTGATTACTTTGATAGGATATATTGCATTAATCTTCAAGAAAGAACTGATAAGTGGCAACAATGCCTACAAGAATTTACTAAATTAGGAATAGAAAATAAAGTAATTAAATTTAATGGAATTAAATTTATAGGAGAATTACCACCACAACTAAGATGGATTAATATTCGAGCCTGTGGATGCACAGCTTCGCATAGAGAAATTATAAAAATTTGCAATAATGAAAATGTAAAAAATGTACTAGTTCTAGAAGATGATGTAGAATTTCACAATGACCCAATTAAAAATTTAAATTTATCTATAAATGAATTAAAAGATAAAGAATGGGATATATTTTATCTTGGAATGAATGTGACAGATGAAAAATTTAAAAATCCATTAGAGCGAGTAAGTCCAAATTTATTAAAAATCAAAAGCGCTCTCACAACTCATGCGATCGCATATAACTCTTCATGCTTTAAACTTATTTTAGATCATATTCCAGAAGGTTTAAATATTATTAACTGGCAGGCAGAAAATGAATCTTATGATGGATTTTTCATGAAACATTTCTTAAGTCAAAATAAAGCGTTTTGTACAAATGAATATTTAGCAACACAAAGAGATAGTTTTTCAGATATTAACCTTGGAAATGCAACTTATGGAAAAGCCATAATGGAAAATTTTTATAGAATGCGACCAGCATGATAACATTTTTTCAATTAGGTAAATATGGCGCAATTGGAAATCAACTTTTTCAATATGCAACATTATATTCTATAGGCAAAATTAATAACTATGAGATTAAAATACCTAAAACAGAAGAACATTTTGATGAAGGTACAAATAGAATTCAGCATTATTTCTTAAATTGCTTTGATAATATCTCAGCTCAAATACTTACAGAGCAAGATGCTACATCAATAAAATATAAAGCATACGATGGCAACGCGATATCTTATAATAAGGACATATTCAACATACCAGACTTCACAACATTAGAAGGATATTTTCAATCTTATAAATATTTTCATATTTTTAAAAAAAATTTAAAAGAACAATTAAAATTTAAACAATCTATTAAAAATTCTGCTGATAAAAAATATAATATAAATTATAAAGATTTTACTTCGGTTCATTTAAGATATGGAGATTATGCCCATAGACAAGATCACCATCCTATTATGGACAAGGATTATTATCAAAGAGCTTTTGATTTAATAAACTGCTCAAATTGTTTGGTTTTTTCGGATAGTATAGATTATGCTAAAAATATATTTAATGAATTTAAGGATATAAATTTTACTTATATAGAAAATAATCACGCTTTTGAAGATATGTATATCATGTCTAATTGTAAAAATAATATTTTAGCAAATAGTAGTTTTTCTTGGTGGGCAGCTTGGTTAAATGAAAATAATAAAGTTATCGCACCAAGAAATTGGCTAGGCCCAGCGTACAATGGAAAATGGAATTTAGACGATTTAATTCCAAAAGAATGGATTATTATATAATATGCTTTTAATATCAGAAAAAACTTTTGAAAAAATTTCTCCAAATATAAAGGGAGTTATTCATATTGGAGCGCATCATGGACAAGAACATGTATTATATAAAAAATATAATATAAATAAAATGATTTACTTTGAACCTCTAAAAGATGTTTTTGAGATTTTAAAATCAAATATTAATAATGAAGGCATAGTTGTAAACAAAGCGCTTGGTAATGAAAATAAAAAAGTAATGATGAATGTAGAGAAAAATAACCAAAGCCAATCAAGTTCAATACTTAATCCAAAAATTCATTTACAACAATATAATTGGGTACATTTTAATCATAAAGAAGAAGTAGATATGATCAAACTCGATGATTACGAAGGAGACTTATCTTTATATAACTTTATTAATATAGACATTCAAGGATACGAACTAGAAGCTCTTAAAGGGGCATCTAAAGTATTAAATAATATTGATTATATTTTATCAGAAGTAAATCGCGCAGAAGTATACGAAGGATGCGCCCATGTAAAAGATTTATGTGATTTTTTACATACATATGGATTTGAATTAGAAGAGGTCTCATGGGCTGGAGAAACATGGGGAGATGGTTTATTTATAAAGAAATGAATAAAAAAAATTTTAATTTAATAGATAATAATTTTGCTCACGATAAATATAGTGTTGCAGGAGTAGACTCTAAACATATAGCTTGGGATAGAGAATTAAAAGATTTAAATAATCCAACATTTTATTCTCATATTAGAATGTTAGATATACAAAAAGGCTTATCAAGCAAAGATAAATCATATGGATTTATAGTAGAATCTAGAGGGATTGAAGCCCTTGGATATCAATTAGTAGAACCAGTTATACCATATTTTGATAAAGTTTTTACGCATAATTCTGATTTTATTAAAAAATATGAAAATTGCAAATGGATTCCTGGAGGAGGAATTTGGATTGGTGGAAGAAATGACTTACCTCATGGAGAAGGTGAAATAGAAATTTATAATAAAAATAAATTATGTTCAATGGTATCCTCTAATAAAAGAATGTGCGAATTGCATTTAGTTAGACTACAAATCATAGATTTTCTTCAAAATAATACTAAAATAGATAAATTTACTGGCGGAGGAGGACCTGGAGATGGAAATTGGCTCCCAATTTTTAGAACACTAAAAGATTATATGTTTTCAATTGTAATAGAAAATTATATAGATGATTTATATTTTACAGAAAAAATATTAAATTGTTTTGCAACTGGTACAATTCCAATATATCTTGGCGCAAAAAATATAGGATCAATTTTTGATAAAAATGGAATATTGCAGTTTTCTTCTTTTGAAGAATTTAATAATATTGTAAATAATTTATCAGAAGATCAATATTATTCAAGAATGGAAGCGATTAAATACAACTTTAAAAAATCTTTAGAATTTAGATCTATAGAAGATTATATATATGAAAAATATTTTATTATTGGGTAAAGGTTATATTGGATCAAATCTTGCGGAATATTTTAAATCTAAATCAGATATAAAATCAAATATTTATTCGAAACAAGATTTAAACTATTTAGACTTTTATACTTTAAATAAATATCTCCAGCAAAATCAATCTATTGAAATAGATTATATTATAAATTGTGCTGGATATACTGGAAGGCCAAATGTAGAAGGATGTGAAAATGATAAAGAAACTTGCTGGAAATATAATGTAAAATTACCAATTCTTTTAACAGAAGTAGCATCTTATTGGAAGATACCTATTATTCATATTAGTAGTGGATGTGTTTATACTGGAAATGAAAAAGATTATACAGAAGAAGATGAACCAAATTTTGGAATTTATAATCAAAATAGTAGTTTTTATAGTAAAACTAAACATGCATGCGAATTGTCATTAAAGAACACCAACTCCTATATCTTTAGAATAAGAATGCCTTTTTCACACAAATCTTCTGAACGTAATTATATAGATAAAATATTAAAATATGAAAATCTTATAAGTTATAAAAATAGCTTAACAAATATAAACGATCTTAATGAATTTATTTATAAATTTATAAATTTAAAAAATAAACCACAATATGGTATATATAATGTAACTAATGAAGGTTCTGCAGATGCAAAAGAAATAACAGAAATCCTTAAAAAATATAAACTACAAAATAAGAATTGGAAATTTTTTGACCAGAGCGAAATGAACTTCAAAGTTTCAAGAAGTAATTGCGTGCTTTCTACAGAAAAAATTAAAAAATTAGATTTACAATTACCAAATATTTTTTCTAGTATTGAAAATGCAATCAGTAGATTTAAAAATGATACCTAAAATTATACATTTAATATGGTTCGGAAATAAGAAACCAGAAAAATTTGATTTCACATTAAATGAAATTAAACGAATAAATAATGATTACGAAATTAAAGAATGGAATGATAATAATATTGATTTTGAACTAGTTCAAAAAGACTTTTTTAATAAAACTGAAAATCTAGGATCAAAATCTGATATTTTAAGATTTGAACTACTTAATAAATATGGTGGAATTTACATGGATTATGATTTTATTCAAATTAAAAAATTTGATGAATTATTAGATTACGATTTTTTTATTGGAAGTGGAAACGAAAATGAAACATGGAATAGTATTGTTGGTTCTATTCCAAATCATAAAATTTGTAAGGATTTTCTACATGGATTATCTAGTACTACTCCAGTAATAAAAAATGATAATGGAGATGAAGTTGGTATGGTCATGAGTAAAACTGGCCCATATTATATCCATAAAATTTATAGTCATAACAATTCTTTATCAAATATTAAACATTTAAATAAAAATTATTTTTTTCCATTTCCAGGAGGCGAAAGAGATTTAGTAAAAAATTTTGATGAACAATCAATTAATTATATTAAATCTTTCGCAACCCAAGAAACGATTTGTATACATTTTCATACTTGTACATGGCAATGAATATATTAGAAACACCTTTCATGGTTAAAACTAACCATGAATATCCTCCAAATAATAAAATTATATTTGAAGAATATTTTTATAATTGGTTTATAAAAAATAAACCTCAAACAACTAAAACATATTTACCAATTTTTTGGACTAACTACTATATCTCAAAAGAATATGCACAGCAAGATATATCTGAAATTGATAGATTTCTAGATACTTTAGATAAAAGCAAAGAATATTTCACAATCATTCAATGGGATGATGGTATCGTAAATCCATTTGAATATAAAAATATATACGTTTTTGGACAAGGAGGCGGAGGGGGTAAAAATGGTTATATTGGAAATTATTCAATTCCATTAATTTGCCAGCCAAATCCAAATATAAAAATACAAAATAAAGATATTTTTGCTAGTTTTATAGGCGCTATACATGGTAGAAATAATCAAATTAGGGAAAAATTGTATAGCGATCTTAATAATAAACATGGGTATTTATTTGAAAACTCTATAAGTTACGATGCGTTTTCAAATGTAATGTCTAGAAGTATTTTTTCTTTATGTCCAAGGGGATATGGAGCAACATCTTTTAGAATATGTGAAGCTTTACAACATGAATCCATTCCAGTATATATTTCAGATAAGCCTTGGATTCCATTTAATAATATTATAAATTTTAATGATTATGGAGTTATTATTGACATAAAAGATATTGATCATATAGATAATATTCTTAAATCTATACCTAAAGAAGAAATAGAGAAAAAAATAAATATTGGAAAAATTATATATAATGAATATTATACATATACAGGATGCGCAGATAAAATTATAAAAATAATTAAATGAAAAATGTTATAGTTTTAGCAACGGATCACAATCATATAAAATATGTAAAATATAATATTAATAATATTAGAAGTACGCATGGAGACATTGATATAGTGGTACTACATGATAAATGTTATTCAGAAATAATTAATAATGAGTTGAATAAATATAATATCATATCATATCCTGTTGATTGCTTAAAAATTAACGATGGGCCATTTTATATTAAATATCATTTATTCGATGTATTTTTTAAAAAATGGGAAAATATATTATATATAGATTCAGATACAATGATTTTTTCAAATTTAAATCCAATCTTTGAAATGTTAAATGAAAATAATTTATTTTTTGCAGATTATGAAAAATGTAAAGTTTTAAACTTTTTTACTTCTGATTGTCCACAAGATTTAGGAAATAATGATATATATCTTGATCTTCTTAATGAAGAAAATATAAATAAACAAGGATTTAATTCTGGAATTTTACTATACAAATCTTCTATTATTCAAGAAGATACAATAAGTAAATTGTATAAGTTACATGAAAAATATATAGAAGTAAATAAACACGGCAAAGAGCAAAACATTTTATGGAAATTTAAACCTGGAACAGATCAACCAATAATAAATTTAATATTTGCTAATATAGTAAAACAGATGCCAAATAATTATTTTTCATTTTATTCAAATATATCAGATTCTACAGTTATATCACATTTTTGTAGATGGGATGCTCCATGGTTTAATGAGCGATATGGATATAGAATAAACATGAAATATATAGATTACTATAATCAAATGCTAAATTTAATTTAATTATGAAGAAAATCTGTATTAATTATGTTGGTCAACCTAGAACTTTTTATAAATATTATAAAAATCAATTCAAAAATTTACCTTTAAATTATAAAGATTTTGATATTCATTTTTTATTTTCTACATGGGAAAATGAAAATACAGACATATATGCAGAAAAGACTCAAGATATTAAAAAAGATATTTTTATAAAAAAATATAGTCCACCACAAAAAGAAGAATTTAATTGGGACCCAAGATTTCAACATCATCATAGTAATCCTCAGTTTCATGGTAAAGGAGTTTTTAATTATTTTTGTCAATTAAAAATTTGGAATCATTCAAACCAGACAATTTTAGAATATGAAAATAAAAATAATTTAATTTTTGATTATATAATTCAACTAAGACCTGATACATTTTTTGGATATAATGAAGAATCTGAAAACGAAACTGGCGTAAAAGATATTTCAATATATGATAACTTAGAAGATAATACTATTTATACTCCATCAGAATGTAGATTTGATGTTTATTGCTGTGGATCTGTTCCAGATCAAGTAAGATGGGCTAAAAGAGATTGTATTTTAAAATTAAATCATGCAATAGAAATAGCTGAAAAAATACAACCAGTACAATTTGAAATACATCCAGAAAGCTCTTTATTTCAAATAATAAAATATTATGGTTTCAAATTAGAATATAAAGAAGCTGCAATGACATGCGTGATTCAAACTTAAAAATATTAGATTTCAATTTACAAGAAAATAAATTTTTATATCTATCTAAAGACGAAAATAATAGAGAAATAAATATTTTTTTATTACAAGATATCCAATTTACAGGAGATAATCTATTCTATCCTAATATTCTAGGATATTCTCATAAAAATAATAGAATTTATTCTTTAATTAAAGAAAAAATAATGTCTTTAGAAAAGATAAAAAAAGATAATATTTTTACAAATGAAATAAACAACATAGAGAAAAAATGTACTCAACCATTATTTTATTTCATCTACAATACAGATAATTATTTTCATTTTATTTATGATTCTTTGCCATATTTAATATCTTATTTTTCATTAAAAAAACAAATACCAAATATTAAGTTACTTATGAATTACCCGAATCAAGAAAAAAAACAATTTTACAAATTTGTTGAGGAATTTTTACAAATTTTAAAAATTGAAAAACATGATATTGTTATGGTTGATTCGGATACTGTATATTCTAATATATATGTATCAAATTCCTATACTCATGACTTTGATTCAAATCTACCTCCAAGAAAGGAAATATATGATTTTTATAAAAAAATATCAGACCAAGTAATAGATAATCATGATTTACCTAAAAAAATTTATATTTCTAGAAGAACATGGTTAAATAAAGATCATAGTAATATAGGAACAAATTATACAACTAGAAGAAAATTAATAAACGAAGATGATTTAGTGAAAATGTTAAATAAATACGGATACGAAGAAATATTTACGGAAAATCTATCAACAAAAGAAAAGATAGCTTTATTTAAAAATGCTACAAATGTAATTGGAGCTTTTGGGGGTGGTATATGTAATGTTTTATTTAGTAAACCCCAATGTCAATTAATAGCGATTGAATCTCCAGGTTTTTTAGATATAAATCAAAGATTTTTATTTTCTTTGAAGAATATAGATTTAAAAATATTTAAAGATACAAATCATTACGAAAAAACAAAATATAAAAAATACATGAGAGTAAAATATAATTCAATAATTGGAGAAATTATTGAAGTAGATGGGGATTATATAACAATTGCATATACTGATAATTTTATTGCAGGGTGGAACGCTGATTTAAACTATAAAAATATAAGAGTAAAAAGTGAATTATGCCAATTACTGGACAATGGACTTAATTCAAGTTGGGAGTTAAATATCAAAAATTTAGAAAAAATATTAAATTAATATATAATATATTATGACTGAAGCTATACAACAATTAAGAGAAAAAACAGTAGCCGAGAATATTGATTTTTTAAAGGATAAGTCATATTTTGAATTTGGTGTATTTGAAGGAAATTCATTATTAATGTTCTATGATTTGTATAAAAAATATTCAAACACGCAAAATGCTTTATTTTATGGATTTGATTCATTTAAAGGGCTTCCAGAAGAAACACTAGATAAAAATAATCCATCTTATTGGAATAATGGTCAATATAGTACAAGTGGAAATATTTCGCCAAATTTAAATAAAGAAAATATTATAATAGTCGAAGGTTTTTTCTCTGAGTCATTAACAGAAGCATTCGCAGCAACTCTTAATCAAAAAATCGGTCTACTTCATATAGATTGCGATATATATACATCTACCTATCAAGCTTTAGATTTTTGTTTTAAAAATGATTTAATAGTTCCAGGAACAATTATAATGTATGATGATTGGGGTGGTTATCATGAGAAAAAAGTAAATGAGTTTGAATGTGGAGAAGGTTTAGCTCATAAAGAAATACTAGAAAAATATAATAAAAAATGTATCTTTAAATCTAAAACAATCGTTTGGGAAAATTATCACGAAATTAGTACTTTTGTGGTACAGTAATATTTTTTAGTTTTTATAAAATGAAGAAATATACTAATATAAAATTAGTACATATTAAAAATGGTATAGATATCGTACATAATACAAGCGAACAAAATAAAGAAGTACTTTTTGGATTTAATGATCAAAATAATTTTATTCAAGGATTAACTTATCCAACGAATATGTATTTTGATATGGATGTTTTAAATAAAAACAATAGAGAGATCATTAACATAAAAAATAAATCATTTTTATATTATTCATTTAATTATCAAATTAGCTTCGCTCATTATATGACTCAATGCTTACCTAAATTGAAAACATTTATTGAAAATGATGACATGCTATTAGTTATACCAGAAAGCACTTATAATCAAACATGTAAAGATATATTGAATATTTTAAATATAAATATTAATAAAATTTTAATTGTTAAAGATGATGTAGAATATAGATTTGATGAACTATATGTAGTCGAACATATTGGTGATCAATGGGGAGGACCAGGAAATATTAATGAAGATGGTGTTAAAGTATGCGAACTAATTAGAAAAAATTTAAATATATTTCCCACAAATAAACCATATAGAAAAGTTTATTTGAAAAGAGATGGTGCGCCAAATACTACTCATGGTAATGGTGAAGTTGGAATTACAAGAAAAATATTAAATGAAGAAAAGTTAATAGATTTTTTAAAGAACAATGAATTTGAAATAATAGAATTAGGAAGCAAATCAATAAATGATAAAAAAGAAGCGTTAAAAGATATCAAAATACTAATAACGCAATTAGGTGCTAATTGCATGAATTTAATTTTTTCTAATAATATAGAAAATAGCATTTTTCTATCAAATGACAGACCAATTGCTGAAGCATTTTATATAAACATGTTCAACAGATTAAGTAATAATAAAAATAATCATCATAACTTATACTATAAATCAGAAGATATTAATGCTGATCCAAAAAATGGTTGGAATAGTCCATTTATTGTAAATGTAAATGATATTAAAAATATATTAGATCAAATTCAATAAATATTGTATATGAAAATAGCAGTATTAATCTCTGGATATCTCAGATCTTTTAAATTAAATATATCTTTAATAAAATCTAAAATTTTAGATCAATATAAAAATGTTGATATATATATTCATATAACTAAAAATGAAATAAAAAATGATAAATATTTTAATATAACAAATGAAGTAGAAGATATTTCATATATAAAAAATATTTTAAATCCAAAATGTATTTTATTAGAAGACAATATTGATATCTTTAAAAATCCAAAGAAAAACAATCTTTATAATACATGGATAAAATATTACAAGTTAAATGAAATTAAAAAAATAAATGAAAAATTAAATGGAAAATATGACTTGGTTGTAAAATATAGACCAGATTTAAATATAATAACTGATGAAATTTTTTTAAAACAAATAGAAGACAAAATATATATACCAGAAAAAAGTCTAATTGATATATCTAAATTAGAAAATCCTAATGATAAATATATGTGCGATATATTTGCTTATGGCAAATCTAATTTAATGGATCAATATTTTAATATATATAATAAATTAGAAGAATTATCTCAAGAACACGGATATACTCCAGAAACAATCATTTACCAATATTTAAGTAAAGAACAAATTCCATATAAACTTATTGATTTAGATTATTCAATGATTTTATCTATATGCAATACTTTTGCAATTTGTGGAGATTCTGGATCTGGAAAATCTACTTTGAGCAATATACTTCAAGAGTACTTCTCGAACTCTTTCGTTTTAGAATGCGATAGATACCATAAGTGGGAAAGGAATGACAAAAATTGGAAAAAGTTTACACATTTAAATCCAGAAGCAAATTATATAACAAAAATGGAAAATGATATTTTTGATTTAAAAATTGGCAAGACAATTCACCAAGTTAATTATGATCATTCAAATGGAAAATTTACTCAAAAAGAAAAAATAGAAAAATCAGACAATATAATTGTTTGCGGATTACATAGTTTATATTCAGAAAATCATGGAGCATATAACTTAAAAATATTTATTGATACAGATATTAATCTTAAAACTAAATGGAAAATAAAAAGAGATATGCAAAACAGAGGCTATTCGATTGAAGAAACGCTAAAACAAATAGAAGCAAGAAAAGAAGATTATTATAAATATATATATCCCCAAAGAGATAAATCAGATATTATTATTAATTTCTTTACAGATAAGGATTTTGATATAACTAAAATTGATGAAGAAGATACTGTTAATTTAAGAATTTTAATCAATAAAAAGTATTCTTTGATAGATATATTAAGTCATTTATCCAAAAAAGAAATACAATTCAAGATAAAATCGAATAATGAGATATTTAATGAAATTGTTTTTTATAAATATAAAAAATGTAATATTTTAGAAAACTCAAAGATATCCTTCGATAATTATTATGATTATATAATGTTTTTTATATTATCGTTGCAACAAAATCATTAATGAATAAATTATTAGAATTAGCCCATTCTCTCGATAAATTCGTAGTAGGAATGGAGGGAAATGTTTCTCAAAGAATAAAAAATGATTTTTTAATAAAAGCTAGTGGATGTAGTTTGAAAAAACTATCCGAACAAGATCTTGTATTATGTAATATAAAAGGGAAGCAAATTAATAATTTTAAAAAAAGACCTAGTATTGAAGCGCAATTTCATTCTATTTTATTCCAAAATATAAATATAGAATTTATAGCTCATAGCCATCCAATTAATACTTTAAAAATTTTATGTACTGAATTAGTAGAGGAATTTGCAAATAATAGATTATTTCCAGATCAAGTTGTTTTCAATGGAATAAAATCGTGCGTTGTACCATATGTAGCACCAGGAATTGAATTAGCTATAGAAATTAATAAAAGTATAAATATCTTTAATCAATTTAATAAATATTTTCCTAAGTTAATTTTACTTAAAAATCATGGAGTTATATCTTTGGGTTCTACCGCAGAGGAATGCTTGGTTGCAACAGAGATATGTGAAAAAGCAGCAGAAATTTTCTTAGGATCAAAATTATCAGGAAGCATAAATTTTTTAACTGAATCAGATCAATTAGAATTAGAAAAAGATCCAAATGAAATTTATAGAAAAGGTTTATTAACATGAAGGTAATATATATCGATATAGACGAAACAATTTGCAATACTCCAGAAAGTAGGGATTATTTTCAAGCAACCCCAATAAAAGAAAATATAGAAAAAATAAATAAACTCTATGAACAAGGTAATACGATTGTATATTGGACATCTAGAGGTAGTAGAAAACAAATTAATTGGTATGCATTAACTAAATCCCAATTAGACTCATGGGGAGTAAAATATCACGAATTAAGAGTAGATAAACCATACTATGATTTATTTATTGATGATAAAACATTAAGAATTGAAGAAGTATGAAAATTATATCTCACAGAGGCAATATTAATGGAAAAGTCTTAGATAAGGAAAATAAACCCTCATATCTAGATTCTGCGATTTTCTCTAAAATTGAAGTAGAAGCAGACATTAGATGGATAGATAATAAATTTTATCTTGGCCATGACAATCCAGATTATATTATAAATGAAGAATGGATTTTAAAAAGAAAGGATTATATATGGTTTCATTGTAAAAATTTAGAAGCTGCACAAAAACTAGAAACTTTATCTAAGGATATAAAATACTTTTGCCATACCAATGATCCATTTATATCTACTAGCACAAATCATTTTTGGGTTCATGATTTTACTTGTAATTTAAACAATCAATGCATTATACCATTATTAGATGAAATTGATATTAAAAATTTTAACAATAAAATTGTTTACGCGGTATGCACGGATTATGTAAATTTTTGTAAATATAATTTACGCCAAAAGGGATTATGCTAATTAAAGATAATATTCAACTTATAATTCCTATGTCGGGAAAAGGAAAGAGATTTGCTGAAGCTGGATATAAAACATTAAAACCATTGCTAGAAGTAGATGGTTTTCCAATGGTTCAACATGTATTAAATCTTTTTCCTGGAGTAACAGACATATCTTTCATTTGTGATGAAGCACATATAAAAGAAACTAATATGCTACAAATATTAAAATCAATTGCACCAAATGCCAAAATATTTAAAATTTATAATAACACAAAAGGTCCAGTAAATGCCGTATGTTCAATCGAAGAACATATAGACGAAAACAAAGAAGTAATTGTGTCTTATTGCGATTATGGTACAGATTGGGATTTCGACAAGTTCTTAGAAATAACTAGAAATGGAAATTTCGATGGAGCAATACCATGTTATACAGGATTTCACCCTCATATGTTGGGTAGCGATAATTACGCTTTTTGTAGAGAAGAAAATAAAATACTTTTAGAAATTAAGGAAAAAGAACCATTTACAAACAATAGAATGAATGAATACGCTTCAAATGGAACTTACTATTTTAAAACAGGATCAATTCTTAAAAAATATTTTAAAGAATTAATTGACTTAGACCTTAATTTAAAAGGAGAATATTATGTCAGTTTAGTTTATAATCTTTTAGTTAGAGACAATTTAAAAGTTAATATTTTTGAAATTAAAAAAATGCTTCAATGGGGAACGCCATATGATCTAGAGATATATAAAAGTTGGTCATCTTATTTTAGTAATATTAAAAAACCTCAAACGCCAATCTACAATGATCCAGAAACTACATTAATTTTGCCAATGGCTGGAAGAGGAAGCAGATTTTCTGAAGAAGGTTATTCATTGCCAAAGCCATTATTAGAAGTAGACTCAAAACCAATGATAATACAAGCTGTAGATTGTCTTCCTCAATCACAAAATAATATATTTATATGTTTATCAGAGCATATTAAAAATTTTAATTTAGAAGAAAAATTAAAAAATAAATATTCAAATTGTAAGGTTTTATCTATAGACCGAACTACCCAAGGCCAAGCTTGTACTTGTGAATTAGCTATTAAAAACTTTAAATTAGACTTAAACAAACCAATCTTAATTTCCGCTTGTGATAACGGAGTTTACTATGATCAAGACAAGTATTTAAAATTATTAGAAGATAAGAATAACGATATTATTGTTTGGTCTTTCAGAAATAACCAAACTAGTAAAGTGCATCCTAATATGTATTCTTGGTTAGACGTAGATGGAGATAATAATTTAAAATATGTTTCTTCTAAAAAATTCATATATGATGATCCATTAAAAACTCATGCAATTATAGGAACTATGTTTTTTAGAAAAGCTAAATATTTTATGGATGGTCTACAAAAAAATTACGAAGAAAATATAACAACAAATAATGAATTTTATGTAGACGATGTATTGAATCAAAATATCAAAATGGGATTAAATATAAAAGTATTTGAAGTTAAAAATTATATTTGTTGGGGAACTCCAGATGATTATAAAACTTATAATTATTGGAAAGATTATTTTAATAAATAAAATTATTCATGAATATTTTAATAACTGGTGGATTAGGATTTATTGGTTCTAATTTTATTAAATATATAATTCATAAAAATGAAGTAAATGTAATAATAAATATAGATACAACAACAAAAAAACATACTTCATCTAATAAAAAAAATCTACAATCTATCGAAAATAATCCTAAATATAAATTTTATGATTTTTGGTTAGATATATTAGACTATTCTCCTTCGAAAGAAGAACTCAAAAGAATAATAAAAAATTATAATATAACTCATATAGTTCATTTTGCTGCTGAATCTCATGTTGATAATTCAATATCTGACCCAAGAAGATTCATTCAATCTAATATATTAGGCACATTTAATCTTTTAGAAATTATTAGAGATTTTCCACAAATCAGATTTCATCATATTTCTACTGATGAAGTTTATGGTAGTTTAGGAGAAAATGGAAAGTTTACAGAAACAACATCTTATGCCCCAAATTCTCCATATTCTGCATCAAAAGCCGCAAGTGATATGTTAGTTAGAGCATATAATCATACTTTTAAAAGTTTAATCACAATTTCTAATTGCTCTAATAATTATGGTCCAAATCAACATAATGAAAAATTTATACCAGTTGTTATTAATTCTATATTAAATAATAAAAAAATACCTGTTTATGGGAATGGAAAAAATATAAGAGATTGGATTTTTGTTAATGATCATTGTGAAGCGGTATGGTCTATACTAAACAATGGTAAAATTGGAGATACCTATAATGTGGGCGGTAATTGTGAAAAAACAAACTTAGAGATTATTAATGATATTTGTGAAGTATTAAATGTTAATCCTCAAGATTACATATCTTTTGTAGAAGATCGTAAAGGACATGATTTTAGATACGCAATAGATAATGCTAAAATAAACAAAGAATTAAACTGGTATCCAATTACATCTTTTAAAGATGGACTAAAACAAACAATTGATTTTTATAAAAATTTGTTATAATATATCAATATGAGTTTAAATTTTCAAGAAACCTATTATGGTAAAAAGATAGATACTTCTAATATTTTAAATATTGAAGATGCCAGCAGAATAATTAATGGAAGAAAAACAGTAGTAATAACTGGAGTGACTGGTCAAGATGGAAGTCATATGGTTGATTTTTTGCTTAAAAATACAGATTATCTTATTTTTGGTGGAGTAAGAAGATTGAGCGTATACAATCATGAAAATATTAAACATATTAAGTCTGATAGATTTCATCTTATTAATTTTGATTTAACTGATTCTCATGCTATATCTAGAACTGTAGAAAAATTACAACCAGATTATTTTATTAACTTTGCTGCCCAAAGCTTTGTTGCAAGTAGCTGGGATTTCGCTAGACAAACTTGGCAAACTAATTCTACAGCAGTTCTTGATATTTTAGAAGCTATAAGACTTTATAAACCATCTTGCAGACTTTATCAAGCTGGTTCAAGTGAGGAATTCGGAAATGTACAATATACTCCTCAAGATGAAAATCATCCATTAAAACCAAGAAGTCCATATGGAGCAAGTAAAGCAGCTTCTCGTCAATTAGTTAAGGTATATAGAGAATCTTATAATATATATGCTATTCAAGGTTGGCTTTTTAATCATGAAGGCACAAGAAGGGGTGAAGAATTTGTTACTAGAAAAATTACAAAAAATGTAGCAAGAATTTCTAATGCGGTTAAAAATAACAAAGAATTTAATCCACTTGAATTAGGTAATATAGATGCAAAAAGAGATTGGAGTGATGCAGAAGATTTTATAGAAGGTGTTTGGATGATGTTAAATCAAGATAAATACAATCAAAATTACGATGGAGCACCAAAAGAATATATTTTCTCATCTAATGAAACTCATACCATTAGAGAATTCGCAGAAAAAGCCTTTGCTTGCGCTGGAATTACTGGCGAATGGATTGGTGAAAAAGAACATGAAGTATACATATCTAATGATAAGAAAGTATTAATTCAAATTAATCCAAAATTCTATAGACCAGCTGAAGTAGAACTTCTACTTGGAAATTCAGACAAAGCTAGAAAAGAGTTAAACTGGCATCCGAAAATTTCATTTGACAAATTAATAGAAAAGATGGTAAACTGGGACATTGAAAATCTCAAATCATAAACTTTGTCAATTAATAGTTAAAAAATTTATTAAAGGAAATATTAATTGGCCAAGAGAAATTAAAATCGCTCAAAAATTGGTTAAAAAATTCAATTCTTTTGATTTTTGGGATAATCTAAAAGACTTAGGAAGCCCACCACCTTCATTAGCTTGGTTCCTTAAACCAGAAGGTAAGGCTTTTATATTAAAAGAATATGAAAGTTTTAATTTAAATCTAAATATAGAAATAATAAAATTAGAACAAGATAAAGTTCAAGACGATAAAAAGATTTGTAAAAAACCTAAAAGTTTGATAGAATTTATAAGACAAAAATGAAAAATATAGCTCTCACTTCTGCGATAAATTATAATGATTATTTAAAAATTTTCAAACAACATAATTATAATTATTTTGATGAAATATATGTAGTTACAGATACAAAGGAAGATAATGAACTACAAGAGATATGTAGTGATTCTAAATTTAAATTAATAAAAACTGATAAATTTTATACTTTTGAAAATCAACCAGCAAAATTCAATCGAGGCGCAGCTTATACATACGCTATGAGTTTATTGCAAAATCCAGAAATAATTACAATTATAGACGCTGATACTCTACTACCAGAGAGTTATCATAGTATATTTACAGAATTAAAATATAAAAAATTTGATTATATGGTGAGTGCTAGAAGATTCGTATTAGAAACTTATCAAGATTATTCAAAAGTCTTTTTAGAAAAAGATCCAAATTATAAATTGGAAATAAGAAGTTCTGATTGGGGTTGGGGATATTTACAAATTTTTCATGCAAAAAGTAAATGGTTAAAAAACGGGCTTGTATATCCAGAAAATTATGATTGTGCAGTATCAGATTTTATGTTTAGAAGGCAATTTGGATGGCATATTTTTAGACAAGATACAGAAGAACATTATTGGGATCCAGAGGCGCAAGTATGCTTAAGGCAATTTCCAGTATATGGTCTAGGTCCAAATAATATTAATTCAAGAGGTCGCCGTGCACCAGAATTTAAATAATTTAGTTGCATTTTGTTAAAAGAAAGGTATAATAAAATTATGGGAAGAAAACCTAAAGAAGAAATCGTCCAATCATCTGGTCCAAGTTCATCAGATAGATTGTTATCATTTTTAAAAGAAAATAAAGAAGATCATTATAATTTCGAAGATGAAATTTATTATAAAGTATCAACTGGTAGTTTAAATCTCGATATCGCTACAAGTGGTGGCTTGTGTCCAGGTTTACATAGATTTATTGGTATGAATGAAGGCGGTAAAACTTCAGAAGCCCTTGAGGTAACAAAGAATTTTCTTAAATCGGTAGAAAATTCAAGAGCTTTACTTTTTAAAGCAGAGGGAAGATTAAGCAAGGAAATTAAAGATCGTTCTGGTATTAAGTTTGTAACTGACCCAAAAGAATGGGTTGACGGAACTTGTTTCGTATTTGAATGTAATATTTTTGAAACAGTTTCAGAATTAATGAAAGATCTTATCCAGTCTAATGATGAAAATAAGAGATATATGTTTATTTTAGATTCAGTTGACGGTTTGATGACAAAAGGTGACTCTCAAAAAAGCATGACCGAAGCAACAAAGGTTGCTGGCGGAGCAGTTATTTCTTCTATGTTGATGAAGAGAATCTCTCTTGCACTTTCTAAACGTGGTCATATGGCAATTTTTATTAGTCAAGTTCGATCTGATATTAAACTCGATCCTTATGCCGCGAATAAGGATATTCGTCAAACTACTGCGACTGGTGGAAATGCATTATTGCATTTCGCTAATTGGATTCTTGAATTTGAACCAAAGTTCAACAAAGACCTTATTCTTGAAAAACCAAATGACAAATATGATCCAGTTAAGAATAAAATTATTGGACATAACGTTAAGATTGTTATTAAAAAATCCACAAATGAATCTACAAACTCTAAGATTCAATACCCAATCAAATATGGTCGTAAAGATGGTTCTTCTGTTTGGAGAGAATACGAAATTATTGATCAAATTTTGGCTTGGGAATTTGCAACAGCAAAAGGAGCATGGGTTACTTTTTCTGATGAGATCATTGAAGAACTTAAAAAAGTAAATCTAGAACTTAAGAAGCAACATCAAGGAATAGATAATCTAAGATCTTATCTCGAAGAGAATAAACCAATCGTAGATTATTTTTATAATAAATTCATTAATACTCTTGCATCATGAGATTATTGAATATTAACGGCAAGCTCGTTAATAAAAATGTAAGAAACTACGAAATAGATTGGGATGGAAAATGCAGAAGCAAATTGCAATTTAAATTCAAGCAATTCTTCTATCCTTACTGGAAAAATCATATTGTTTATGAAGAGTTTCCAGTTTATGGAAGCATGCTTAAAGTAGATTTATTAAATGCTACGAAAAAGATAGCAGTTGAGATACAAGGCAATCAACACGAGAGTTTCAATAAATTCTTTCACGATAATTCTAGATTAAAATATCTTCAAAGCATAAAAAGAGATGTTAAGAAAGAAAAATGGCTTGAAATGAATGGATTTAAATTCTTAGAACTCTACGAAAATGATTTAAAAAGTCTGTCACCACAATATATAGAAGAAAAGTGCGGAATATTAATTATTTAAGTGTAAAATTCTGTAGTGACAAATAAGAAAAAATTTAATTTCCCACCTGCTCTTTTAAAACAAATTGATGAATGCAGTTTTGGTGGATATATTCTTTTTAATTTTTCTAATAAAGGTGAACCTCAAGTATATACTAAATTTGATAATCAAATAAATGCTATGGCTCTTTTATATTATTTAAATACATGGGGACAAAGCATAGACCAACTTAATCTAGAAGCCACTACTGATTTAATAGCAAGAAAAAACGAAGAAGAAGATTCAGAAGAACAAGATTAAAACTTGACTTTTAATTTCTAGTTTGGTATCATATATAAAGGATGATTTATTCTTTACAAGTAGAAAGACATGTATTAGGTGGTCTATTAAAGCATCAAGATTTATTTGCAGATATTGATGTATTTTTAACAGAGAATGATTTCTATAATGATGTTCATTGTACTATTTATTCAATATTTAAGAATATCAAGCATAGGGGCGAAAATGTAGATAAAGTACTATTAGCCGAAAAGATTAAAAATCTTGGAATCTCATTTAAAGATGAAATTAATATCTTTGATTATATTGATAACTTAAGCTTCTCACAAATCACGGAAGAAGCAACAATGGAAGCGTGCAAGGAACTTATTAAGTTGCGAGTTAGAAGAGAAATATCTTCAACAGCAGATAAGCTTAAAGAATATGTAACGAAAAACTCAGATGAATCACTTGATTCTATAATATCTAAAATAGATCAGATTTATAACAAAAAGATCTCGTCTTATTCTGAGAATGATATGCCAATTAATATTTTTGAAGGAGTTGAAGATCTTATCGAAGAAATTGGCAATAGTCCAAAAGAAGATACTGGACTTATAACTCCATATTCTGAATTTAATAGAATGTATGGTGGTTTAAAGAATGGTAATATTTATGCAATCGCAAGTAGGCCAGGTCAAGGAAAATCAACTTGGTTAAATGATATTTGTTTTAAAACTTCTATTAATCCTAAGAATAAAACTAAAACTCTTATTCTTGATACCGAAATGCAAACTGTAGATATTCAATTAAGAATGGTTGCATCTTTAAGTGGAGTTCCAGTTTGGTATCTTGAAACTGGAAACTGGCGTAAAAATGAAGAAATGACCAAGAAAGTAAGAGAAGCTTGGGATAAGGTTAAAAAATATGAATACTTTCATTATCATGTAGGAAATAAAAATATTGATCAAGTATGTTCTATGATTCGCAGATGGTATCTTTCTAAAGTTGGAAGAGGAAATCAAGCTATGATCGCTTATGATTACATTAAACTAACTGGAGAAAAAGTCGGACAAAACTGGGCAGAACATCAAGCGATTGGTGATAAGATAGACAAACTAAAAAGAATTTCAGAAGAAATCAATTGTCCAATTATTACAGCCATGCAATTGAATAGAACTGGTGAAAGTTTTAATAGAAAAGGTTCAGAGGTTGTTGATGATAGCTCTGTAATTTCACTTTCAGATAGATTACAATGGTTCGCATCATTCGTAGCAATCTTTAGAAGAAAAACTCTAGATGAGATTACTCTTGATGGTCAAGCGTTTGGAACTCATAAGTTGATTCCCACTAAAACTAGATTCCAAGGAAAAGACGCAGCTGGTCATCAAGATTTGGTTAGAAGACTAGATTGCACTGGTAAAGAAGTCTGGTCACAAAATTATTTAAATTATAATGTTCAAAACTTTAATATAGAAGAAAGAGGATCACTCGCAGATGTAGCAGAACGTCAAAGAGAACAATACGAACTTAATGATGCAAACGCAAATGACGGAGAACTATTATGAATGTAAATTTAGTATCAATTACAAAACCAGAAATTAAAGGAATTAAAAATCCAGAAGATTTAGTTGCATTTTGTGCTAGAGTTAGTAATCCATCTAATCAAATGAATGTTGAAACTGCTCCGAAGCTATTAAAATTTTTAATCAAACATAAGCATTGGAGTCCATTCGAACTTGTTGATATGTGTGTTGAAATTAAAACTAGCAGAGGAATTGCAGCTCAAATTCTTAGACACAGATCATTTAGTTTTCAAGAATTTAGTCAAAGATATAGTATTGCAAATGAGTTTGAAGATATTGAACTCAGATTACAAGGAGATAAGAATAGGCAAGTGGGTGAAATTCTTATGAAAACAAATACCGATGCATATGATAAAGTCAATGAACTTCTAATAGAATCCCTATCACTTTCTCAACATTGTTATGATACAATGATTGAAAATGGAGTTGCGAAAGAAGTAGCAAGAATGATATTACCACTAACAACTCAAACCACAATGTATATGAAAGGTTCATTAAGAAGCTGGATTCATTATATCGAATTAAGAACAGAACAGAATACTCAAAAAGAACATAGAGTAATTGCAGAAAAATGTAAAAAGATTTTCATTAAAGAATTTCCTACAATAAGTGAGGCTTTAGAATGGAAGAATTAAATGTATATCAAATCCTAACAGATCTTGGTTACCAATTAAAAGATTGTGGAAAAGAATTTAGAGCTAAACCTTTATATAGGGATAGCGATAATGACTCTGTATTAAGAATCTACAAAGATACTGGCAAATGGGTGGATTTCAAACAGAATATGAGCGGCGACATAAACTCACTAGTTAAATTAACACTTAAATTAGAAAATCCAAGTGAAGCTCAAGAATGGCTTAAAAATAAAAACTTTGCATTTAAAAAGCCAACAGAACCAGAAAAACCACTTATAAAATCTTCTAAAAAATTTGATATAGAAATTCTTTCTAAACTACAAGACGATCAAGAGTATTGGCTCAAAAGAGGAGTAGATATTGAAACATTAAAAATTTTCAAAGGTGGAGTTGCAAAAATGGGAAAGATGAAAAACAGATATGTATTTCCTATTTTTAATTCTAAGAATAATATTATAGGATTTTCTGGAAGAGACATTACCAATTTATCTAAGATAAAGTGGAAGCATATTGGTGAAAAAACAGAATTTGTTTATCCATTATTTGTTAATTCAGAAATCATACAACAACAAAAAGAAATAATCTTAGTTGAAAGTATTGGAGATATGTTGAGTTTATGGCAAGCTGGAGTTAAGAATACTCTTGTTACATTTGGAACTAGTTTAAGTTTAGCGATTTTAAATTACTGTTTAAAACTTGATCCAAAAAAAATTTATATTAGTTTAAACAATGATTCAAATAAAAACAATGCTGGAAATATTGCAGCAGAAAAAACTCAATCTAGATTGAGTAGATACTTTGATAAAAGTCAACTTAAAATAGCTCTACCACCTAAAAAAGATTTTGGTGAGATGACTAAAGAAGAAATAATTCAATGGAAAAACAATCTTTAAAAGTATTATCAGCATCTAGAATTAAAACTCTTGAGACTTGCTCTTGGGTTTATTGGAATAATTATCATACCAAAGTTCCACAATCTCAAAATGATGGAGCTTTAAGAGGAACGATTTGTCATACAGTTTTTGAATTACTCTTAAATAAAAGACATCTTAAAAATTATAAAAGAATAATAAAAAAGAATTCGATTGATGGTGATGAGGGAGTAAATAGGTTAGTTAAAAAACTATCAGCAAAGGTCAAGCTTGACGAAAGCAATTATAAACTATTAAATGATATGATTTTAGTTGGCCTTAAAAACGACTTCTTTGGACAAGGTGGAGAAATAATTAAACCAGAGTATGATTTTGATATTAAAAATGATGAACCAAAATATCATATTCGTGGCTTTATAGATAAGCCAGTTAAAATCAAAAAAGAAATGCATATAATCGACTATAAAAGCTCTAAATACAAGTTTAGGGGTGATGACCTTGAAGCTAATATTCAAGCTATGATGTATAGTCTTGCTAGTAAAAAATTATGGCCCAAGTTGAAACCTATTGTTAAATTTCTATTTCTCAGGTTTCCAAAACAACCAATTCAAGAGCTAGTATTTGATGACAATCAAATTAAAGGATTCGAGCATTATCTGGAGCACATTAATGATTATGTTAATAAGTTTGACGAAGAATCTGCCAGATCAAACTTTGCAATAGATAGCGTTAAGAATAAGTGGATGTGTCAAATTGGTGGATGGAAATGTCCATATAAAGATCCATATACATATTATGTCAAAGTAAATGATAAAGGCGATATAGTAGAAACTAGCCTAGAAGATAATTTTAAAGATATTAAAGGATTCAAAGTAGAAACTCGAAAATATGAAGGATGTCCAAAGTTTCAAGCTGCTTCCGCTAAAGATGACTTTCTAGATGACTCAAAAGACGAATTTTTAGATTGATATATTTATAAATTGTTGTTATATTGGTAAAAATGATACCTTTATTTAAATCTCATTATTCTTTAGGAAGATCTATTCTTACTCTAGAGGATAAATCTGAAAGAGATGAGTATCCAGATTCTATTATTCAAATAGCTAAACAAAATAAATTAAAAGAGATATTTCTAGTAGAAGATAATATGTCATCATTTCTTGAAGCTTATACTAATTGCAAGAACAATGATATTAAATTAAATTATGGATTAAGAATTTCAGTTACAGAGTCGATAGCTGATAAAACGGATGAATCAAGAGCAAAAAACTCAAAATTTATACTTTTCTTTAAAAATAAAAAAGGTTACGAATCCTTGACTAAATTATTTAGTATTGGTGCAAAAGATGGTTTTTATTATGAACCTAGAGTAGATTATACTACAATAAAGAATAACTGGTCAGATGATTTAATTATGGGTATTCCATTCTATGATTCTTTCATATTTAATAATACTTTAAAAAATAGCATATGTGTTCCACAAATAGATTTTACAAAACCAGTAGTATTCATTGAGCAAAATGAATTGCCTTTTGATTTTATTATTAAAGATAAAATATTATCATTTGCAGAAAAGAATAAATTAGAAATTTATAAAGCAAAAAGCATTTACTATAATGATAGAAAAGATTTTAAAACATACTTGACATTCAGATGCATTAATAATAGAAGTGTTCTAAATAAACCAGATATTGAGCATATGAGTAGTAATGAATTTTCTTTTGAAAGCTGGAAGGAAAATAATTAAATATGGACGAACATTTATTAAGATACGACAAAAATAAAACTTTAGTTTTTATAGATTGCGAAACATTTAATCTTTGCTTAAATTTTTGTCATAATATTCCTTGGCAAATTGCTATGCTTAAAGTTCAAGGCGATAAAAAAATTGATCAAAAGAATTTTTATTTAAAATGGCAAACAGACTTAAAAATTAGTCAAGATGCAGCCAGAATCACAAGATATGACCATAAAAAAGTTCAAAAAGAAGGTTATGATCCTAAAGAGATATTTCCAACTATTAAAGATTGGTTAGACCATGCAGATTATATTATTGGTCACAATACTCTTGGGTTTGACATTTATCTTATAAAAGAGTATTATAAATACATGGGTTGTAATTGGCATCATCTTGTGAATAAATTTATTGATACAAATGCAATAGCAAGAGGTATAAAATATGAGATGCCTTATAATTCAAAAGATAGCTTAATTGAATATCAATATAAAATTCTTCATACTAGAAAAAAGAATGTTAAAAGTTCTTTGACTTTCTTAGGAAAAGAAAATGGGATAGAACATGATTACGAAAAACTTCATGATGCTATTAATGATCTTGACTTAAATTTAAAAGTATGGAATAAATTAAAATGGCAATTAGAGGTATAATATGGCATCATTAGACGATATTTATGATATAATCCAAAAACTAGAAAATGGTGGAATAGAATATTTACTTATCACGGTCCAAAAAGGTAAAAAACAAGGTAAGGCTGATGTATTCTTTAATCTAAAAGATAAGGCATCTATGAAAATATTAGCGACTGGATTAGCAGCTTTTAACAAAGAGATAGATAATATTGATAGACAAGATGAAGATGAAGATGATGAATAATACCATAAAAGATGAATTATTTTCCAGTAAGTTTACTACTACTGACCTTGGATTGCATGGGGTCAGACTTCCAGAATTTAATATTGATGGATCTTTAAAAAGACATCTTAACATTAGCGAAGATGTTTCTAATTACGACTTTCTAAGGGCATTAGCCCTAAATGGTTTCAAAGATTTAAAGATAGAAAAAGATAATAAAGATTACAAGAAATATATTGATCGAGCAAAATACGAACTAGAAACATTGAAAGAATTAGGTTTTACTGATTATGTTTTATTAGTATGGGATGTTATTAATTTTTGTAAAACAAATAATATACCAGTTGGACTAGGTAGAGGTTCAGCTGCTGGTTCACTTATTCTTTATCTAATTGGCGTAACTAGAATTGATCCAGTTAAATATGACCTTTATTTCGAAAGATTTATATCCAAGATTCGAGCTAAAAAGCAGGTTATTGATGGAGTAACATATCTTGATGGCAGTTTAATGTGCGATGTCGATTTAGATATTTGTTATTATAATCGTCAAAAAGTATTACAGTATTTAGAGTCTAAATTTAAAGGTAAAACTAGTAAAATTCTAACGCTTAATACTTTAAGTGGAAAACTTTTAATTAAAGAATGTGGTAAAATCGTTGGAGAAAAAACAGAAGAAGAAATGACGAATATTTCTTCATTAATCCCCAAAGTTTATGGTCAAGTTAAAGATATTAATACTGCATATGAAGAAGTAGAAAAATTTAAAGAATGGTGCGATGAAAATAAAGAAACATTTCAAATTGCTTTAAAGTTAAGAGATTTAATTAAAAATAAAGGAGTTCATCCATCTGGAGTTCTTCTTTCTTACTACGATTTAGAAACAGTATGTCCAACAGAATTTTCTTCTGATAAAGAACCAGTTTCAAGTTTTGATATGAATTGGGTTAGTTTATTTAATATTAAACTTGATATCTTGGGATTAAGAAGTGTTTCCGTAGTTGATGATGTTTGTAAAAATATTGGCATTAAAGTAGAAGATATTGATTTAAATCATGAATCTATCTATAGAAATCTACAAGATTTAAAATCTCCTCATGGTTTATTCCAAATTGAAGCAGAAACTAACTTTAGAGTTTGTCAAAAAGTAAAACCAAAGAATCTTGAAGAACTTAGCGGAGTATTAGCTCTAGCAAGACCTGGAGCATTACAATTCGTAGATAAATATGCTGCCCACACAAATTATCAACAATCAGAAAGTATTCATCCATTCTTTGATGATATTCTAAAACAAACTGGTGGAGTAGCATTGTATCAAGAGCAATTGATGAAGATGGCTAATAAGATTGGATTTACTTTGGATGAAGCAGAAATCTTAAGAAGAATCGTAGGCAAAAAGAAAACCGAAGAGATCAAAGCTTGGAAAAAGAAGATTGAATCAAAGATCAAAGAAAATAAAATACCAAAAGAAGTAGGAGAAATTCTATGGAAAATCTTGGAAGATTCTGCGAATTATTCTTTTAACAAGAGTCATTCATTGGCATATGCAGCTTTAGCGGCAGTTACAATTTATTTAAAATTTAATTATCCTCAACAATTCTTCTTATCTTTATTGAAAATGAGCAGAAACGAACCAGACCCAATTGGTGAAATTTCTAAAATTCAAAAAGAAATGCATGAGTTTGATATTAAACTTCTTCCTCCGCATATCATCAAATCAGAGATGGATTTCTCAACAGAAGATAAAGATATTAGATTCGGATTACTATCAATCAAAGGTATTAGTGATAAATCTATTGAAAAATTAAATAGTTTTAGAAATAAGTATTCTAATAAATTTGAGATTTTTCAAGCAGCAGAAGAAGCCAATCTTAATATTGGAGTGTTATCTTCTTTAATTCAAGCAGGAGCATTGAGTGGTTTTAGTCAATCTAGAAGTAAAATTGTATTAGAAGCTCAATTATGGAATATTTTAACTTCTAAAGAAAAGAAATATTCAATTTCATTCGCAGACAAATTTGATTATGACTTAATTAAAATTATTAAGCATCTTAATAAATTTACTGACGAAAAGAATCATTTAGTTATTAAAGATAATAGATTAAATACTATTAAAGCAAAATATGCACCATATCTTGAAATCTATAACCAAAATAGTAAAAGCGAAAGTTTTGCTAATTGGTATTATGAAAAGAAACTTTTGGGATATACATATAATAAAAATTTAAGAGATATCTTCGCAGAGAAAAGAGAAAATCTTAAATATGTTAGCGATATTGTAGATGAACCAGTTAATAGTAAAGTGGCATTTGTTGGTCAAATAGAAGAAGTCTATACTGGGGTATCTAAAAATGAAAAGAAAACCAGATATGTAAGGTTAAAGATATCAGATGAAACAAGTTCAATTAGCGTATTAATATTTAATGATAATATTGAGAATAATAAATTATTAAATAATAAAGCTTTTGAAGAAGGAAATATTGTTATTGCTAAGGGCTCAAAGAGAGATGATTGTATATTTGGAGACTTGATAGCTATTCAAGATCATCAAATTTATATGAAATTAAATGATTTAAAAAAGACAGATAAAAATAATTGACATTTCTAAATATAGCTAGTAACATAAAGTAATATGATATCATTTTATAAACCAAATAGCAAGAATACAGGCACGGCTTGTAGTTTCAGCGTAAATTCAAAAGATAATTCAGTATGGGGGTCATTAATCAAGCAAAGCTCTTGGAATGATGCCAAAAAAATTGGATCTTTTTCAGAAAATCAAAATAATCCAAGTAAAAGTGTTAAAGTCAAATTTTCTTTAACAGAAGCAGCAGGTCTTTTAGATGCTCTAGAAAGAAACACAGAATTTTCAGCATATCATACTTCTGAGAAACAAATTACAAAAATCAAATTAGCACCTTATATTAGAGATGAAAAACAAGTAGGCTTTTCATATAGCGTAAATAAAGAAGACAAGCAAAATGTTGAAAATAAACAATCCTATTTGATTGGTTTTTATTTTAACGAAGCAAGACTATTGAAAGAATTTTTAAGTTATTCTTTAAATTCTGTTTTCGAAGCTCAAAGAATTGAAGCTATTAAGAAAGCAAAAAATTCAACAAAAGAAACCAAAGACGTTAGCGCAACTAATCAAGAAGAAGATAGCGAACTCTGGTAATGGAAAGAAAAAAGAAAGTTCTAATACAAACGGATTTTGCCTTAGCTAAAACAGGCTTTGGTAGAAACGCTAGAGCTTTACTTAAATATTTGTATTCTACAAATAAATATGATTTAATTCATTATTGCTGTGGAATGACTTATGATCATCCAGAATTCAAAAAGACTCCTTGGAGATCTGTTGGCTCACTTCCTAATACTCAACAAGAATTAGATCAACTAAATAAAGATCCAAATTTAGCTCGAATGGCAAGTTATGGAGCGCATTATTTAGATCGAGTTATCAATGATGAAAAGCCAGACGTATATTTTGCAGTACAAGATATTTGGGGGGTAGATTTTGCTATTGAAAAGCCTTGGTTTAATAAAATTGCATCTGTAATTTGGACTACATTAGATTCTCTACCTATTCTTCAATCTGCTATTACTAATGCTCCAAAAATTAAAAATTATTGGATTTGGAGTAATTTTGCTACAAAAGCTCTTCATAAACTTGGATATAGTCATGTAAAAACTATTCATGGATCTTTGGAAGATAAAGATTTTTATCGTTTATCAGATTTTGATAGAAATCAACTTAGGAAAAAATACAATATTGCTCAAGATGCATTTATTATCGGATTTGTATTTAGAAATCAATTAAGAAAAAGCGTTCCTAATTTACTTCAAGGATATGCATTATGGAAGAAAAATAATCCTCAAATTAAAAATACATACTTACTACTTCACACTCATTGGGGAGAAGGGTGGAATATACATAAATTAGCAGCAGAAGCTGGAGTAAATCAAAATGAAATATTAACAACTTATATATGTAAAAGCTGTGGAAATTATGAAATTAAAAATTTTACTGCACAAGATTTAGATTGTAAATTTTGTGGATCAAAGAAAACTCAAACCACAACAAATGTTAGTATCGGAGTCACGGAGGCTCAATTAAATGAAGTATATAATTTAATGGATGTTTATTGTCATCCATTTACTAGTGGGGGTCAGGAAATTCCAATTCAAGAAGCAAAATTAACGGAATTAATTACGTTAGTTACAAATTATAGTTGCGGAGAGGAAATGTGTGAACCAGAAGCTAACTCATTACCACTAGATTGGATAGAATACAGAGAACATGGTACAGAATTTATTAAAGCATCAACTCTTCCAGAATCAATAGCAAAACAATTAAATATAGTATATAAAATGCCTATTCATCAAAGAAAAGAAATTGGAAAAAAGGCCAGAGAATGGACTATTAAAAATTTTGCAATTAGTAATGTTGGAAAAAGTATAGAAAATTTTATTGATAATCAAAAATTAGTTGATTGGAATGAAATAAAAGAGAATCCAGAGGATAAAAAAGATCCTTATTTTCAAATTCCAAATATCACAGATGATGCAGAATGGTTAATATTTATGTATCATAATATATTAAAAATGAAAAATATTGATCGCAATGATTCTGGACATCAATATTGGATGGGAGAATTAGCGAAAGGAGCAAAAAGACAAGATATCGAAAATTATTTTAGAAATGTGGCATTAAAAGAAACAGAAGATAAAAAACAGGTTAAATTTGAGGATCTACTTGACCCAAATGATAAAGGTAGAGTGATATATGTTATGCCAGAGAGTGCTGGAGATATTTTCTTAAGCACTGCATTATTTAAATCTATTAAAAATAGATATCCAGATTATAGTTTATATGTTGCAACAAAACCACAGTACAAAGATATTTTAGATGGTAATCCATATGTTCATAGATGGATAGAGTATAATCCAATTATGGATAATTTGATTTGGTTAGAAGGAAATAATCAACATAATGGATATTTTGATATTGCTTATTTACCATATACTTGTACTCAAAGAAATTTAAATTATCTTCACAATGGTTTAGATAAAATAGAATTTCAATTAAGTTGATATATCATAAATAAATGAGACTTCTTGATACATATGCAACAAATACTGGTTCAAAAATTGATCGACCTTTTATTTATACTAAATTTTTCCCATTACCTTTAGATAGATATATAACACTTCAAGCTCAAACTCCATATGATTCAAGGAATTATTCTTATTGGCAAGAAGTTATAGATATATTACTTCCATATTTATCTAAAGAAAAAATACATCTTGTTCAAGTTGGGACTAAAGATGAAAGACCATTAAATGGAGCTATTAATTTATTAGGGCAAACTAATATAAATCAATTAGCATATGTAATAGAAAACTCTACTTTACATTTTGGAGCAGATAGTCTTTGTGTTCATTTAGCTTCATATTTTGATAAACCCATAGTTTCAATTTATAGCATAAGTAATCCAAATGTAGCTGGTCCGCATTTTGGAGATAAAAATAAACATATTCTATTAAAAGGATATGAGAGAATAGGAAATAAAAAACCATCCTATTCTCAAGTAGAATCGCCAAAATCTATTGATACAATTAAACCAGAAGAAATTGCTAAATCAATTCTACAACTTTTACATATAAAATATAATAATATACCAGAGACTATATTTTTTGGAACAGACTTTAATGTTAAAAGTTTCGAGATTATTCCAGATGAAATTTTAGACCCAAATTCAATACCAGTAGAAAATCCAATCATAAGAATGGATTATAGTTTCAATGAAAAAGCTTTAGAAGTTATAATCTCTACAAAGAAAAGTATAGTATTTACAAATAAACCAATTAAAAAAGATATAATTGAAAAATATAAGCATAATATCAATCAATTAATTTATATAATTGAAGAAGATAATAGCGTTGATTTTGTTAAATTGCTAAAGAATAATTCCATAAATTATGTGCTTTTATCATTTTTACCAGAAGAAATTTTAAATAATTTTAAATTAGATTATATGGATTATAATTTAATTGTTAATAGGAAACATAAAACTAAAGAAGATACAAAAATAGAAGATACAAATAATCTTTGTTACAAATCTTGTAGAACACTATTTTCATCAAAAGGTAAATTTACGTCAAGATACGATTGGATTAATGGTAATGGGAATAAAGTAGTAGATCATCCAAATTTTTGGAAAGAAGCTGATAATTTTTACATTTTTAAGTTGACTTAAAATATAATTTACAGTATCATTCTTAAATGAGTCCAAAAATAAAATCAGAAGAAAATACAATTTCAATTGGTAGTTCAGAGCTATTTGAACCAGTAACAGTAGTTGATTCAGAGAATAAATCAACATCTCCTCAAGTAACTCCTCCAAATATAATAACAAGAAACCAATATGGACTTATCGAAGATAAAACTCTTAATTATATATTTAATGATGATGGAACTATTAATTGGCGTAAAATGGTTAAAACTGAACATCTTGTACCTAATAGACAAAAGACTCAAGAAACAGATGTTTCAAAGCTTCAAGATAAAGATCTTCTTATACTTTTAGGTGGAATTAAAGAGTTAGCTCAAATCAGAGGATATACTAGTGTTGAATATAAAGTAGTTGCAGCTTCTGAAAATTATTTTGCAACAAGCTGTAGAATCACTTGGCTACCAAATTATGAAACTGGTGGAAGAGAAGTAGTTTTTGAATCTCTTGCTGACGCTACTTTAAATAATACAAAGAGTTTCGCCAGATTCTTCTTGGCTGCGATTGCTGAGAATAGAGCGTTTGTTCGCTGTGTACGCAATTTCTTAAAGATTAATATTGTTTCTCAAGAAGAGCTTGGCGATGCAAAACTTCTTGATGATTCTTCTTCTGTAAATGAAAATCCAACTTCTCCACAATCATTACTTGAAAAAGTCATGAAAGAAAAGAATGTTAATTTTGAAGCACTAAAGAAAAGATTAATTAAAGATAATTTTGATAATGCAGAAAATTTAAATTCTATATCAGATATACCTAAAGTTAAATTATTTGAACTAATAGATAGAATCAAAAAGATTAAAGATTAATAATCTTTATACTTTATTAATTGATTTCTAACAAAATAAAGATTAATAAAAAATCCACAAAAAGCACTAAATATATTACTCAAATAAGGATGTGTTAGTCCATAAAATGGATTAATAAAAAAACTTATAAATAAAGATATCCAAAAACTAGAACATTCATGACACAATAATAGTCGATTTATATATGGTATTCTTGCTATTAAATTTCTAAATGGTCTAGTTATTTCAGTATCGCTCCAAGCGAAACAAACTCCTAAACAGACAAATAGATAAATAAAAAAACAGTAAAACATTTTTAATTATTTAATTCGTGAATTCAAAAAATTCTCAAGAGTAATTAACATTTTCTTTGTTGTTTCATCACTAAAAAGATTATTGAAGTAATCAGTTTCTGCGTCAAATTTAGATATTAAATATGATATAACTCTTTTAACGCATGGACAACTTACATTACGCTTTGCTACAGTTAAATCAGCTAAAATTTCTGGAAATTTATCTTTTAAAGAATTAAAAATTTTAGGATTTTGCAATATACCATTTAAATATAAATTAGAACTAATATATTTTTTAAATTCCGACATATATAGAATTATATATTATTTACAGTATTATTTCAATATTTTATCTTTCACCACTTAATATATATGTTTGAAAAGCTAAACTTAATTTGGCATCATCAGAAATACTATAATTTAATTGAGTTTGATTATTTATTAAATTAGATAAGTTAAATGATAATAAAGATTCATCTGTTTTATATTTTTTAAAAGAAATATTTAAATTTCTTTGAGTGATTCCAGTTAATATATTAGTTACTTTTTCTTGAGTATAATTACTCATAGAAAATTCAAAATTTAAAGATATTGATATTGGATATTTTATAATTACATTATCTGGAAGATAATTACCAACAGTATAAACTGCTTCTCTTGGAATATTTATATTTAATTGAAAATTTTGCAATCTATTTTCATTAGCTTCTTTTAAATTTAAATCAACGTAACAATTATCTCCTATATTGAAATTATTTAAAACTTTTGGCGTATAATTGAAAACTCCAGTTTCATTTCCTAATTCTCCTAAAATCAAATTTTTAACATTAACAATTGGATACTGATCTAAAGAGTAAGATATACTATAATTTGTTAAATAACCACTAGAAAATTTAAAATAATTATTGCCATATTCAAGTTTACCACCAAATGGTCTAGACCCAGTATAGCCTATAAACCTATCATTAGAGCTTAATATATAATTTAAATCAAGATTCGCAACAACTGGAGCAGTTACCAAATAATTTATATTCTGGTCATTTATAGCTAAAGATGGATTAATATTATTATTATAATTAATATTTAAACTCTGCACTCCAGATATCAAAGAATCATTTAGATAAAAGTTTTGATTTTCTATAGAATATACATTAAACATTAACTATAATTACACTACTTTTAAGTGTAAAATATAAGAGGTAAAAGGTATATGGCTAGCATTTACGATATAGTTCCTAGTTGGAACGCTGGAAGTACTTATAATAAGTATAATATAGTACTAGGATCTGATAATAAATATTATTATTCAATTATAGATTCCAATATTAATCAAAATCCAATAGATCCATTAAATCTTCAAGTTGAGTGGGATGGATACATAATTATAAATGGTAATTTAACTCCTAACTTTTTTTGGAAACCTTCTTATAATATAGAAGCAATTTCTAAACCAAGAGTTAAAATAAATCAATTTGGAAATGGTTATCAACAAAGAATATCTGATGGAATAAATATTAATTTAATTGAATTTAATATTATTTTCGAAAATAGGTCAGAATTAGAAACTGTTTCAATACTTCATTTTTTACAACAAATGAATACAAAACAAAGTTTTATATATAATTTACCAACAATTTACTCAAAATCAACTTCTAATTTAAACACAATGTTTATATGTCCAGAATGGAGCGCCAGTTTTATTTCTTACAATAATTATTCTATAAAAGCCAATTTCACAGAAGTTCCAAAATAATATGCCAACATCTTCAGAAACATATAATTTAATTGTAAGTGGAGCAAAAGATATTAATGCAGAGTTAAGTTCTCTTACTCCATCTTCTCCATTACAATTTTATGAAATAGATTTATCAGAAGTTTCTCCTATAACAATAAATTTTGATTATAATGGACAACAACCGATGAATCGTGGAATTTTACGTATTTATAATGATTATAATTTATTTAAAATAACATCCGATTCTTATGGAAGAATAAAATGGCAAAATAATTTTTACTATCCATTTCCTATATTTTCAGAAGGATTTGAATATACTTCAGCAGGAACACTTCCTACTCCAAAAGTTTCTATATCAAACCTTTCTCCAGATTATTCTAATAATTCATTTTATAATTATATCAGAATGCAAATGCAGTCTTTGGGTGATATAGTTGGAGCAAAATTTACAAGAATTAAAACTTTTTTAAAATATTTAGACGGATCAAATTTTTCTCAAGGTTACAATCCATATATGACAAACTCTGGAATATATGAAATGGAACTTCCAAGAGATATTTATTATATAGATAGAAAAACAATAGAAAATAAATCAATAGTAGAATATCAATTAAATACAATTTTAGATTTAGAAAATTTAGTTTTACCAGGAAGAACGATTTTAGCCAAAAAATGTCCTTTTCAGTATAGAGGAGAAGGATGTTGTTATGAATATAATAGTAGATTAACATATTTACATAGTGGAATTTATGCTAATATACAAAATTCTCCTATAACAGTCAAAGCTCTTCAAACCGCACCACCCGTAGCTAGTGAAAATGATCAATTATTTATTGGCGGAATTTTTGGAACAGGAGTAGATGGAACAGCTGTAAATACAGCTACATTTAGAATTACTGGAGCAAATCAAGGAAACAATGGTCCACTTGGCAATTCTGGTTTATGGATAGAAAATGCGCAATATGTTTCTGGAGATTTTATTTTTACTCAAAATAAAGGTTTAAAATATTATTACGTTTGTATAAATAATAATACATCAGATATTTTTAATGCTCCACCAAATAAAAACTATTGGATTGCAGATTCATGTTCTAAAAGTATAAATTCATGTAGATTAAGATGGTTAAAAAATCCAGCATTTAGACCTGTTATTTGGCCCATAAACAGAAATGGAGAAAATTTTGAAACTACAAATTTGAGAATCTATAATTTTTATTCTGTAGATAATATTGCTGCGAATTGGCTTACTGGAATCAATGGAGTCCCAGTATATTTTCCAAGAAGACCTGGAGCAGAAAATCCAATTTCCGAACAAGCGCATGGCATACCTAAAGATGCTAATGGAAATTATTTAAATGGATTTTTACCATTTGGAGGATTTCCTGGCACAAATAAACCACAAAATTAAAATGATTGATAAAAAGATAAAAAATTTTATTAAAAAACAAGCACTAGAAAGTGCCCCTAATGAATGTTGTGGGTTTATAGTAAAAGAAAATGATTCTTTTAAATGTATCCCTTGTTATAATATAGCAACCGATACAATTAATAATTTTAAAATAGGTAGTTTAGAATATTTAAAAATAAAAAACAAATATAAAATATTTTATATTTATCATAGCCATACTAATGAAAATTGCGATTTTTCAGAAATGGATAAAAATTGTTCAGAAAATTTAAATTTACCAATTATATTATATAATATTGAAAAAAATATATTTAAAGTTTACGAACCAATTTCAGTTGATACCAATTTAATTGGAAGATTTTATGAATATAAAAAATATGATTGTTTTACTTTAATAAGAGATTTTTATCTTAAAAAAATGAATATAGACTTATCAATTGAATATGAAGATTTGGATAAAATTAATGTTAAAAAAATGTTTATTGATCATTATAATGATAAAAATTTGATGCTAATTAATAATATAGAAGAATTAAAAGATAATGATATATTGCTTATTGATGATTTTAAAGAGGCTTGTCATTGTGCAATTTATTTAGGCAATGATAAAATACTTCATCAACCAATGGATACTTTCTCAAAAATTGAAAATTATTGTAATTTTTATAGAAGGCGTACAAATTTAATATTTAGGTCAAAAATATGATAAAAGTTAATTTACATGGAAAGCTAGGAAGCGATATTGGAGAGTCTTGGGATTTAGAGATCTCAAGTGTAGCTGAAGCTTTTAGAGCTATAGAAGCAAATTCAAAACAATTTAGAAAATGGATAATAAATCATTCAGATCGTTATGAATATGAAATATTAATAAACAAAAATAATCTTTTTTCAGAAAAACCCAATTTTAAATCTATAGCAGAAATTAAAAATTCAGAATTATTTATTAATTTAGATGATAAAATTGAAACAATAGATATTGTTCCTTGTATCGTAGGAGCAGGTGGAGTTGCAAAAACAATAGCTGGAGCTTTCACCCTCGCTGCGGCAGTTGTAGTTGGCGCATTTTTTCCTCCATTACTTCCTCTTGCAGTTGGAGTAGGTATTGCTGCTTTAGGACTAATTGCTGCGGGTACTAGTGAACTATTATCTAAACCACCACCAAATGTACCATTTACAGCGCAACAAGTTAATCCAATTGGAGGAGAAGGTGAAAGCGGTGGGCCAACTTCATATCTTTTTAATGGACCAGTAAATACAGTTGGAGAGGGTGGACCAGTTCCAGTAGGTTATGGTAAATTACTTGTTGGGGGAAACAATGTATATGCAAATTATGATATAATTTATAGAGCTTATAAAGCTTCTGTTTCACCCACAACCCTCCAAAGCGTAAATCAAGGAGATAATCAATATACATTTAATTCAAAATGTTATTTGATAAGTCAAGATTCTTTGAGTACTTTACCTTTTTAATTTTATGGGAAATGCATATAAATTTGCCGATGGTTTAGCTTACGTTTTGTTTCCTGGAATGTTAGGATATGGATTTGCTTCTTATAATTTTCCAGAAAGTACAGCTCAAGATGATGGAGGTGGAGCTGGATCAATTTCTTTATCTTTTAGTGGTTCACAAATACCATATAGTAATTCGAGTATTTATAGCGTAGGATATGGTCCTAGCGGTTTTGATGCAGTTTATACTCCTTTAGCTACTTTAACTGGAGATAGTTATACTGATTGGCGATCAAATAGATACGTTGACTTTAATATAGATAAAAATGCTCCAAATTTACAAGAAATTTATAATGTAAGTCCAGGTCCAGCTATAGAAGCTAGTTATGGTGATTTAAAAAATCAATCCGCATTTAATTCTATTTCTCAAATTAATGTATTAGATTTAATTTCAGAAGGCCCAGTCGAAGGTTTTATTTCTGGAATTTATATTCCAAATTTAAGTGGAAAAACTACTGGAGATATTGGTTATACAAGTGTGACATTTCAACCTTTTGAACAAACTTATAGTACTCCAGAATCAAGATCAATATATTGGAATGATGTTCCAATTACAAATCTTCAAGGTTTTTATAATTTTCAATATGCAGATTATAAATTTTCATATGGGGAAAAAACAAATGACCATACAGTATATAATCCATATTTGAATCTTTATGAAGATAGAAGAGATTATTTTGGCAAACAAGTTGATAAAAATAAATATCCAATACAAACATCCACCACAAGAAGTATTGGAGAGCCTCTATACGGATATTATGTAATTAGTGGTAATAGACAAATTATTACTCCAAAAACATATTACATATATAATACAGAAGTTTCTTCAATAAAAATTAATATCAAAATAAATGGATTATATGAACAAATTGTCATTGGGTCAAATGCTGGAGATGTAGAACGCCAAGATCTACAGTTAAGATTTACTATTTTTAGAATTTTAAATAATGGAGAAATTGTTTTATTAGATACTTCAAAATATCCACCTTTCGAAAAAGCGTATTGGTCAAGTGATGATATTTTACTTAAGGGAAAAATATCTAATTCTCCAGTTATTTGCACCTATGAAATTCCATTAAGACCTTATGCAGAAAATAAACCATTTTTCTCTTTATTTCCAAATCAAATTGGTTGGTCAATAGAAATAACTAAAGTATCTAGAGAATTTACAACTGCAACGCTATCTTCTAGTTGTTCTGTAGATAGCATAACAGAAGTCTATTCCGATAGATTTGTTTATCCAGATTCAGCTCTAGTTTTTTCAAAATTTGATGCAAGATATTTCAGTGATGTTCCTGCTCGATCTTATTTAATGAGACTTTTAAAAGTTAAAGTTCCAATTAATTATGATCCAATTGCAAAAAATTATTCTGGTCCTTGGAATGGAAAATTTAAAGTTGCTTGGACAGATAATCCCGCATGGTGTTTTTACGATTTAATTACAAACAATAGATTTGGTTTAGGAAAGTATATAAATGCAGACTTAGCAGACAAATGGAATTTATATGAAATTGGTCAATATTGCGATCAATTAGTAACTGATGGTTTTGGCGGACTTGAACCAAGATTTAGATGTAATGTATATCTTTCAACAAAAGAAGAGGCTTATAAAGTATTAAATGATATGGCAAGTATATTTTTAGCTATAACTTATTATTCTGCTGGACAAATAACTGTAGCTCAAGATTCACCAAAAGAACCAATTTATTTATTCAATAATAGCAATATATTAAATGGTGACTTTTCTTATTCTGATGCTTCAAAGAAATCAAGAAAAACCGTAGCATTAGTGAGATATAATGATGAAAATGATAATTATAAACCAGGAATTGAATATATTGAAGATAGAGCTTCGATGGCTAAATTTGGTATTAGAGAAACAGAAATTGTAGCTTTTGGTTGTACAAGTAAAAATCAAGCTAGAAGAGTTGGTAAATGGCTTCTTACTACTCAAAATAATGAAACTGAACTAGTAGATTTTAAAGTTGGTTTAGAAGGTAATTTTTTAAAACCTGGAGATATCATTTCAATTTATGATCAATATAGAAAAAATTCAGCTTATGCAGGAAGAACATTAGAATTAACTACTGGATATGCAATATTAGATCTTCCTTATAATTATAATAATACCTATGCAATTACTGGTGTTAATGTTAATAATTCTGTTGTATTTAATGTATTAACTCCAACTTATAATTTAAATTTTGGAACACAACTTGGAGATCTTTATGCTACTGGATATTCAAATGTTACATCTTCTGGAGTTTCTGGATTAAATAGTTCATTTATTAGAAAAAGTCAATTACAATCAATAACTATAAATAATCCATTAAATTATTTAACAAGTGGATCTGGAATATATAGTAATAATATAAGACTTAATTTTCCAAGTATTTTATACAATTCTGGATATGTTTTACCTCAAAATACAGTTTGGTCATTAGATATTAGTACTTCTGGATATTTACCAGCAGGAATGAACACTAGATCACAAATGAATAATCCAACAAATATTGCTTATCCAGGATATTATCTTGAGCCTTATTTAAATAAACCCAAAAAATATAGGGTATTAAATGTTACAGAAGATGAACCAACTATATTTTCAATAAATGCTTTAGAGTATAATGATCAAAAATTTAAAGATATAGATAATATTGCAACATTAGTTAATGTTCCTAATCGCCCAGCTTTACCAACTCAACCAAGTTTAAATTTAAGTGGTTTATTCAGAGATGCAAATGGATATTTTTATAGAAATCCGAGTGATCCATTTGAAGGACATTATACAACTAATCAAGGTGGAATTAATAGTGTTATTTATAATATAGTTCCACCAGGAACATCTTCTAATACTTTATATTATGTATATGTTAATTCTGGAGTTAATTTTGGAACAAATACTCCAGAATCTAATTTAAAAGACGTATTATCAACCACTAATTTAATAACTGGTATATCTAATTGGTTTGCTCGATCAGAATATAATCCAATATTCCCACCGTTTTTCACTCCTCTTTATACTGGAGATTATTATTTTAGAATTTTTGCTGAAAACAGTATAGGAGAAAGATCTCAACCTGCAACTGGTGTCTTTACACTTCAAAACCAAGCTTCTGTATTTAGCGTAACAGCTTCTGGAATAAACGTATATTAATTATGAAAATAAATAATTTAAACTTAACTTTAGAATGGGATACATTAAGAAAAATACCTGAGTATGTTGAGGTTTTTGATGATTTTCCAAGTTATAATATAGCTGTAAAAGATAAAAATGGAAATATAATACAAAAATATTTCAATATTAAAAACAACGAACCACTTTTAGAAAAAAAATTTAAAGCAATAAAGGGCATACCTAAAATTAAATATTTCGTTAATTTATCTAAAAATCAAATTAAAAGTAATTTTAAATATAATTTTGAAGATAATTATAATAAATTTAAAGAATTAAATAATAAACTAGGATTTTTTAAAGAGTTATCATTCTCAATAGATTACAATAATGATGATAAAGAAGATTTTAATGTAAATGTCGAATATGAAATTATAGAAGATTTAAATAAAAATATTTTATTTAATAAAGTATACAGAAGTAGTGATTATGTTAGTGCAAAATTATTAATTAATAAAGAATATTTCAATCAAAAAAATATTCACTCTTTTTTAATTTTAAGTGAAGTTTCTAATAAGATTTTGAAAAATAAAAAATTAAACAATTTATTCATAGAAAATGTAAAAGATAAATGGTTAGACGTAAATGAATCAACAACTTTGCTTACTGTTCCTTTTATAGAAACTGATATTGTAGAAATTTCGGAAAATTTAAATATTAAAATTATTCCACTTAATTATTTTCAATCTGAATTGTATAATTTTTTAAAAGAAAAAGAATCTCAAGAAGATATTAATAATTTATATGAAGAATATTTTTCTAATCAAACATTTAATATTGGTAAGATATACAAGCAATCTGTAAATAATGAAACTGTAATATTTTATCAAAATTACTTATATTTATTCAATAATCAAAGTTTAAATTCAAATAGCTTAACTTCAGATTTATCAATTAATGATATGGTATTTAATAGTTATTTCCCACTTTTAAATAAAGATCAAACGAATAAAACTATATGCTTATCTAATGATTTAAATACAGATGATGTACTTGATAATAATTATAACCTACAAAAGGGATATTTAGGCTTTTACGGCAGAGACTCTAGCTCTTATGAAGATGTGGCAATTGATCTAGATTATCTTCAAAACCAAGGGGTACTTCAAGCCAAAATCATTGAAATCGAAGAAAATAACGATACTTGCAATATTTATATTGAATATATAACCACTTTTTATAACAATGAGAAGTTCTATATAGAAACCAGTAATAACCTCAAATATAGCGAAAAATACAAGACAAATATTGATGGCAGGGAGTATATTACTTTATTATTTAAATACTCTTATGACTTACAAAATTTAAATGAATATTTAAATGAAAATCCTTCTATAAATAAATCTCAAATAATATCAGATAAAGATTTGATTAATTTTTCTGTGAAACTTATACTATAAGTTATCGTTTTTTGTATACATTAGATCCTAATAATCCGCCTGGTCTTTGCTGCTCTGTAATTGTTCTAATAACTTGCTCTTTAACTCTTGCTGCTAATTCTTTTGTTCTTTGGTTCTCTGCTTGTCTGTCTTCATTTGCTGATGTGCTTTCATCCTTATTTTCTGATACTATTTTTTCTTGATTTAAGTTAACTGTTACATTGATATTATTAGTTGGAGAATAATTGCTTGAGTTTCCTGTATTATCGTTACCAACTGATCCACCTTCTGCAAATTTTCTTGCTCTTCCAGAATTGAGATCATCAAAGAATTTTTTACCATACATATTGACCGCTTCTTTTCTCATTACAAATTCACCACCCATTAGAAGGGCTGGAATATCATCTTTGCCACTTGACCCACCATTTGCAAAACCTCTAATATATCCTCCCATAGCTTTACCTAATTTTAATCTTCCTCCAGAATATGGAGCAGGTTGAATAGGATTATAAGTAGTGCTACCATAAGCAGATCTTAAATTTACATCATTTACAGCGGTAGCTCTTCTTACCTCTTGAGAGCCCAAGGGAGATCCAGCGCCAAATATACTTTTAAATCCTCCCATTGAAGAGAATTGACTTGCTCCTGCTCCAAGGAGACCAAGACCAAAACTCATCCATGCGCCTCTACTTTTTGCGCTTTTTTGTTGATTATATTCATCTCGAATTTTTTTATTTAGAGCTATATTTTCTTGTAATGCTCTTTCATTATCTGCTCTTACTCCATCTACATAATTTAAATAATCGTATAAAGCTTGTTCTCTATCTTGCCTAATTCTATTTTGAGGATTATTTGGATCAGTAACAGCTCGCCCACTTAAATTTGAACTAAAAAGTTCTTGTCCAGCGGTTGGGTAAAGAGGATCATTATATCTATAAACATTTGTTCCAAGATAAGAAGTTTCTCCACCAGATGCAAATCTTTGAACTCTTCCACCGTATTTAAAATAATTATCTTCTCTGTCGCTCTGTCTTGCGCGCATGCCTATTCTAGAAGTTGGAGAAGTGTTGGTAGAAACATTTTGATTACTTCCTTTACTATTACCTAGATTTATACCAAATACTGGAGCTATATTTTGAAGCATAGAAGGATTGCCTTGACCAAGTCCTGCCATAGCTAAACCCATCGCTCCTCCCAAAAAGTGTTTTTGAACCTTTCCTTCATTTAACATTTGCAAATATTCTGGACCATATTTTTTAACAGCATTTTTTCTTATTACATATTCTCCACCACTTAACATAGCTGGAACATCATCTTTATTTCCTGATCCGCCAAGAACATGTCCTCCTGTAGAATAACCTTTAATAATTCCACCTTTTGATTTGGATAGACCGCTTAAAAAATCTCCGATTCCACCACCGAGACCGCTAGTACTACCAAAAAGAGAACCAAAAATTTGATTTGTTGCAAATTCTAATGCTAATTGTTGTATTCTATCACTAATATTATTAGCCATTCTTGTAAATGCATCACTTGCTGTTTCTGTTCCATTCGCAAAAGATAAAAAGGCATTGTTAAATTCGCTTTTTATTGTTCGCGCTGTGTCAGAAGCGGTTTGATTTACATCTCTAAATGCATCTTGAGCACCATATGTCATTTCGTCTGTAAAGGAACTAAATGCATCGCCTATATTTCCCTGTCCACTTCTTATTCTATCTTCTCTTGCTTTATTTTGTAATTGTTTATATTCATCTGCAAATATAGTTCCTTCTTTGAACGCGGCTACTGCTTGCAAACTAGTTGCAGCTGCAGATGAAGCATAATTTAATTTAACTATGTTGTCACCAAGTTCTTTTTTAAGTTGAGATTCTTTTTCTGTATAAATATTTAATACTTCATTTCTAGTAGCAGCATCGCCAATTGATGAACCTAGTTCTACTAAATTTTTACTTGTCATACTAGCTTCCATGCTAGTTTGTTGAATTGCAATTTGTAATTCAGCTAATGTCCTATCAGTTAAATTTCCAGTTTCTTCAATTTCTTGTGCAGCTTTTTTATAAGCTTCTCCAAATTTTGTTTCTAATGCGATTCTTTTTCTTTTGTCTGTTGTCCCTGTTAATATTCCCTGTAAAGCTGAAAGATTAGTTCCTCTAAGAATCTCATTTTGTTTTAAATTTTGCCCTGGACCGTTTAAAAAGTCTTCTACTAAAAGACCAAAATCTCCTTTTTGAATAAAATCTGCAGCTTGGCTTCTTACAACTGAATCTGGTGAGAATAATTTTTGGGTTTGTGCACTTAAATTACTTAAATTTAAAAAAGCTGATTCTTGTCTTTTAAATGCTGCGTCCACTTCACGAGAAGTATTTCTTAAGTTTCCAAAAGCATCTTGTAATGCCTTTGATTTTTCTGTCAATGATTTATCACTATTTAATACTTTTTCTATAGAGTCTGCTAATTCTAAAGCTTTATCTTTTTCTAATTTTCCAGAATCTCCTAATTGAAGGATGAAATCCTTTAATCCTTTCCCAGAATCTTGAATTGCTGTTTGTAAATCTTTTTCATAAGCCTCTTTGCTTGGATTAATTACGGTCACATTTCCAAGATCATCTACTATTGTTTGTATTTTTTGTGATCCAAATCCAGCAGGAGCTGCTCCAGCGCCACCTACATTAGTAGTATTAAATCCAAATATATCATTTTTTGCAAATTCATCTATACTCATAGTAGCTTTATCTGCTGCAATTGATGCTTGCTCTATAGATTTTGCTACTTGATCATTTATTCCATAGTATTTTTCTGAAGCTATAGTTAATGTATCAAATGATTTCAATAAACCGCTTTGTTGAGATATTAAATCTGCAATATATTCTCCATTTTTTGTTTTTATTGATCCTAATTGTCTAAGTGTATCGGTTATATCTAAATTTTTAGCTCCATCTTTAAGTTGTTCATTAGTTGTTTGTATGAATTGATTTACAAAATTATTAGAAGCAATTTCATCGTTTGCTTTTTGTATTGCAGACTGTAGCTGGGCCTCTGTTCCAGATAATCCTGCTAAAAGTTCTTTTTGAATACCTTCGCTTACAGACGAAAAAATTCTATTAAATGAAGCAGATCTTTGAGATTCTAATTTAGCTAAATCTTCTGGTCCAGCGGTAATTGCTCCAGATTGAATTCCTGCTACTTTTTCTCTTGAGGTTAAAAATGCTTGAACGTCTTCAGAAAATCTTGCTACTCTATTACCAGATTCTCTAGAGCTCTTCGCAAGCTCTTCTGATTTATCATTTAATTGTTTAAAAGCTTTAGTTAATCCAATTGTAACACCAACTAATCCACCAAACGCTACGCCCAATGGCCCAAATAAAGCTCCTGCGCCAGCAAATGATGCTGTATCACTTAAAACTGTTGTTCCAGCTGTAGCATATTTATTATTTGGCATAAATTCTTGAATTATTTGGCTTACTATTGGAACGGCTATACTTGCTCCAATTCCAATACCTTGTAATCTTGAAGCTGAATTAGCTCTTCTTTCTCTTGCTGCTTCTAATCCACCTCGCGCTAATTCTGCTCCTCTTCCTCCAGATGCTGCTCTTGCTTCTAATTGTTTTACGGCTTTAGAACCTGTTATTAAATTTCCACTTGCAGCAACTAATGAATCTGTTTCAACCACTAATCTTTTGTAAGAAGCATCTGCGCGATTCAATGTATTTCTTACTTTTTCTGTAGTAGAATCAATTAAATAAAATTCTCTAGTAAGTTTCTCTAATTCTTTATTTGCTTGATCAAAAGTTAGTATTCCTCTATAAACTTTTTTTGCAAGATCTGTAAGCGCTGCATTAGCTTCTTTAGATGCTGGAACGATAAGTGGACCTGATTGTCCTTGATTTGATTGATATAAAGCAAAATTAGGAATTAGTCCTTTAGCAGCACCTGCTCTGCGAGCTTCACTTACTGAACCATATCTTGATATGCCTTGAGATAATCCTCTTGGTTCATCTCTTGTATTATAAACTCCAAGACCGCTAGGATTCATATTAGAAATTAAAGAGTTATCTCTTCCGATTCTTATAGAATTTGGATTTACTCCAGCTTTCTTTTCTCTATTTATTGCATCATTTAAATCATTTGCAAAATTAGGAATAAATCCATCAAAAGCTTTTTTACCTTTAACTGTAGAAAATTTTCCTGCTCCAAGTAAAGCTCCTTCTTCTCTATAAATTTTATTTGCAAAACTTTGCAAATTACCTTCAGATAATCCACTTTTAAAATCTGCAAGAAATGTTGTAAAACCAAAAAGTTTTTGTAAATGTATTAAATTTTTTCCTCCTCTAACGTCAAAATCTCCAAAGTCTTTTGGTGCTTCTTCAGCAGTATATCCTAATGCCGTTTTTATTCCAACTTCAAAAGCAGAACCAACTGCGCCACGAACTGCTCCATATGCTCCTTTTTCTCCAGAACGTTGAAATTGTAACCCTAAATTTGCTTTAGTTACAGTTTTTCCCAAAGGTTTTAATGTATCAATAAAATTAAATACATCATCTATGATACTATTAGTTATATTTGTGCCTAATCTTGCCTTATCGTCAGAAACATCTCCATCTACTTTAGTTTTATTAATTCCATAAACTGGAACATTTTTAATTGCAAATCTATCAGATTTACCTTTTGGTGAATATGGTCCAGGTAATATTTTTTTAGTTCCTGCGAATGGTAACAATATACTTGCAATATTACTAGCATCTACTGGTTTAATTCCTGCTGCTAACGCTGCTTTTTGACCCCTAGGAGATCTGCTTAAAATATCATCTTTTTGAGCTTCAGATACAGTTAAAGCTTTTCCTGCTGAATCTACTCCATATTTAAATTTTTGAGTTCCTGGAATTCTTTCTAATTCATTTTTTATCGCAGCTAATCTAACTGCTTCATTTCTGCCCAACTCAAAATTTGGGATAAATCCACTATTGGCATAAGGATTAAATCCGTGAGCATTAGAAAATTGTTTTTGATAATTTTTTCCAGCTTTGCTACCTTGAGGTGGCATTATAGCTGGTTGAGAAAATCCTTGTATTCTTTTTACTGTTTCTGCAGAATTATAAACTACTCTACCAGCTCCAGCAATATTCATTTCTTTAATATTTCCTGGTTTATATCCTCCAGCTAATGCACCATAAATTTCTTGCATTGCAAAGTTTGGAATAAATCCATCACTTCTTGTAGTAATTTGCCCACCTTTAAGAGTTACTCCTCTACCAACTAATCCGCTAGTAATTGAACCAGATAAAGCCGTGGCTTGTTGTCTTAATGCATTTTGTTCTCTTAAGATTCCTAATATTCTATTTTCTACATCTAATATTGAAATTTGTTTAGAAGCTATTGCTGAAAGAAGTTGTGGTTCTTGAGAAAGAATACTCGAAATTTTTCCTTCAATAGCAGCTCTATCCGCAGCTTGCTTGCCAATACCTAGTAATGTTTTAGCTGAAGTAGCGGCAAATTTACTTAAATCTAAAAATAATTTTCCAATAACAGCTGTTATTAATAATAATCCAGGACCAGATATAAAAGTAGAAAGACCACCTAGAATTCCAGCTCCAATTTTAGCTCCAACGCTTTCTGAGTCTTGATTAGCTAACCCTTCTAATATATTATTTACATTTTTTAATGTGCCTTCGATTGCTGGTTGAAAAGCTCCCGCACCAATTTTAGCTCCTAACTGACTAAAGTTTGTTAGCGTTCTGCTTGTTAAAGCGGATAGAGTTTCATTTAATGCTTCATTTCGTTTAATGGCTTGATCAGTCGCGCCTCTTGAAGTATTTAAAGCATTATTATAAACAGAATATTCTTTACCCAAATCACCCAAAGCAGCTTTTAAAATGTTAATCTGGAAAACACCACCAACACTTTCTGCAACTTGTGATCTTTGAGCATCAGAAAGAGTATCAAAAGTTGATGACAATTCTTTTAAAATATCAATCGCTGGACGAGTGCTACCATCTAAATTACGAACTTCTAAGCCTAAGTTTTGTAATTGATCCAATACTTCTGGTCTAGCAACTCTTGTAAAAATAGTCTTTAATGAATTACCAATAACTGCACCACCTCTAGCAGTAGTTTGCTGAACGCTTGTTACAATAGCTAATAATTCATCGAATCCAACCCCTGCGTCTTGAGCAGAACTACCAACTCGTTGAATTGCATTAGCCAAATCAGCAGAACTAACAGCAAAAGCCGCGTCAACATTTGCTAATTTATTAATAACAGTTGTTGAATCTAGGGCTGTTTGATTAAAACTGTTTAATGTAGCTGTTAAGGCTTCTACGCTAGAAACAGTATCTAATCCACTTAATCTAGTTAAAATTAAAGCATCTCTTGTTCTTTTTAGTGTTTCTTCTACGCCAAGACCTTGACGAGCTAATTCTGTTGCAGCTTCTGCAACTGATTGAAATGATTGTCCAGTATCTTTAGCTACGGTGAATAAATCTGCACCAAATTTTTCTAATCCCTTTGATGTTGTATTTAATATGATATTAATATCAGTAAGAGATTTTTCAACATCTATTGTACTTTTGATTAAACTAACGAAAGCTTTTTCTACAGCAAAAATTGATCCAGCACTAGCACCGAATGCGATAACACGAGCATTAGAAGCATCTAATGACTTTTGGAACTCGTTAGAAGCTCCAGTAATTCGGCCTAATGGCTGGGTAAAGGCCTTTTCATTAAATCCTTTGAATTTAAAATCGCGAGATAAAGCACTTTGAATATCTTTTTCAAGTTGCCTTGTATCTGCACCTACAGAAATTGTAGCTGACGTTCTTGCCATTCCTTATACCTTTCCTGTAATAAATTACACGAAAATATAAGATATTTAATTAAATTCCGTGGAGTTTCATGAGGTCTTCCATACTTAGAGTACCACCTCTTTTCTTTGCTTCTTCAGTTAGACTTATACTGTTAGATTCATCTAATCCAGCCTTTTTAAGGTCTTCTTTAGTGGCACCAATAATAGATGTAGATACGGTATCCGCTTTACTATTAGAGGTCTTTTCTAGTAATTCTTCTACATTTTTACTACTTTCTAGCCATTCTATTAGTTTATCTGGATCTTCAAAATATTCGTCTGCTGGTTTATGTTTTGCATAGCTTAATTGATTTTTGAAATATTTAGCATAACCAAAAATTTCAATTTGATAAAAAGTTAAATATACAATACTCTTACCATACATATAATAAGGATTATCATCAGATATATTAAAAAGTGTTAAATGGCTATTTAATAAAGATATTTTCTTTAAATTTTTATCATTATAAATTGACAATTTATCATTATAAATTTTTACTAATTTAGTAATATCTACATTCTCAAGTTCATCAAATTCATTTTGAGAAAAGAAATTTTCTTTTAATTCAGTATCTTTATATAAAGATATAAACATGTAATATTCATTAATTTTTTTATTAGCGTAATCTTCTGCGGTGAATCCTATTAATTCTTTTTTTTCTAAATTTAAATTTAATAACTTATTTTCTTCATTATTTATTTGTTTGTTTACACTTATTAGCTCTTCTTCTCTAAACAGCTTTAATTTGGTTTTTCTTAAACCAATTATGTATTCTTTTATTTTTTTAATTTCTTTATTTTTTTCTTCTGACCAAAGGTCTTCTTTTAAAATATAAGCTTCCTGATCAACCAAAGAAGGGAGCTTGTTTTTTAAAGCTTTACTATAAAATTCTTCTTTTTTAAGATCAACCTCTCCAGAAGATAGAGAGTCCATATGCTTAATGTATATCGTTTTGTCGTTTAAATATGTTTTAGAGTATCCTTTTAAAATATCTACCAAGTAAAGTCTTAATAAATTTTTATTATCAATTTGCACTCTTATTTTCTTCTAAATTAAATAATTTTTCAAATTCTTCTTGGGTTGAGGCTCGACCCATATACCAGAAGCTTATAAGAAGAACTAATTTTTGACATAATTTTTCAAAAAATAAATCGGTAGTTTCTTCTAGTCTATCATACTCTTTCAATTTATCTTCATATGCTCCATCTCCAAATACTGGTGAAAATGTACCATTATCATTGTCTTTATAAGAAAGGTTGAGTACCCAAAACATTATAGTTTTATTTCTTGCTCTATTTTCTGCGGTTTGATCAAAAAGACTGGCTTGAGCAAACTCATAGTCCTGAATTTTTTCTCTTGATTCTGTGATTTCTTTAACCAATATATTATATTGGGCTTCTTCTTCCTTGTCTCTTTCTTTAACAGAAAGTCTTTGGAATTCGTTCTGTAGTTGAAATAGTTTTAGATATAGACTAGTATATTGCTCTTTATCTATTTCACTAAAAATTCCACCGTCATTAGTAAATCTTTTAGCTAATAAAGCTCTAGTTAAAAGCCCAGCTTTAATACCTTCTGATAAGCGAACACCATAGAATAATTCTGCTTCGTCAAACAAACTTCTATTTGGTTTTTTAATAAAAAACTTTTGAAGTACTTCTTTTTTTACGTTTTTAGATACTTGAATTTCTTCGCCTTTTTCATTTATTTCATTAGTTGTTTCTTTAACTTCAACTTCTTTATTTAGTGAAAATTCATATAATTTTTTCATATTTTTTCTCCATTAGTATTAATTAGACTGTCTAGATAGTTTTTAACTTTACCATAGTAAACTACGCCGCCAATCGTTTTAATAAATCTGTGTTTTTTATCAGCATCCCAATTTTCATAGTTTTTAATAAAATTAGGATTCTTGAAGGTAGTTAAACTTGGTTTTAAAATTCCAAAGTTATCTTTCAAGTTTTTTTGTATGCTTTGTACAGAAAGGTTTCCTTCGATTATTTCATCTATAGGGAAATTATAATTTAATTTCTTAGTTTTCATTTGAGCGTTATGTTGATTTTACTGAAATTTTCTTCTATCTCTCGTACTGCATCATTGGCATTGTCAAGGATTCTTTTGCGTATTTTTTGATAAGTTTCATCATTTATATTATAACCAGAATCACCTAAATCTTCAAGAATAAAAAAGAAATTCTTATATATATTTGTAATCTTCCTCTTTATCTGAAAAAGAGTCATGTCTTTTATAGGATCGTTTTCCATAATCTTTTACCTTTATCTAACCCTTGCCTTAAATTGAATTACACAAAAAATAACCCCCACGAGAACGTGAGGGTTATTTTATAATTTAATTTATGTATTATTTATTAGAACTGTCCGTTCATAAACAATCCATTAGCTGTGTCTTGAGGTCCACCAACTTGAGTTTCCCATGTTAGGGTAACTGTTTTATTGCTACCTATATCAGAACTATATTCTTGACTTACTAATTTGGCGCCTCGGAGTGCAAATTTAGCCATAACCAAATTCTTATCGCTTGGACTCTTAATTGTTACTGATGGACTATATCTAAGGCTATCATCATTAACCAAGTTAGCTAGGTTACCAGTTACCATATCAGTTACTTGAGCATCAACACTTAGATTTACTGTTAATGGGAAGTCAATTGGTCTTGAAAACGCGAATCTGTTACCTAGTCTTTCAATTGGAGTGCGAGCTAAATCAAAGCTAAGATTGTAACTTTGAATATTCATTACTGTTGTATCTACTCCACCAACACCAGTTTGAGCTTGAATATCTAAAGTAATATCTCCTGGGCGAAGAGCGCTAATTGCATTTCCACTACCTATAGCAGTATTTTGAACTGCTGCTGGTAATGTATAAAAATTTCTTATAGGTGTACCATCAATAGTATTAACTGCAGGAACAAAATTTCCACTTAAACCTCTTTGGAAGTTCATATTCAATCCTTCAACATTTATTGATGCTGTTGGGAAATTACCAACTGAAGCTTCTGTTGAGTAAGACGAAATGAATCCATTACCAATTCCAATAACTCCGTTATTTCCAGATGATACATCTGAAAAACCTACGGCATCATTACCTTCTGGTACTGTACGTATAAAATAATTTCTTTCGTCTTGAGTAGCATTGAGGAATCCAGAAATAGCAGAAATATTAGAATCTGAGTTACCAGAAACTACTGTAAATCCTAAATCAGCTTCATTTGTAAGACCTGCTAAGATATAACTAAAATCTAATGAAACTGTTGGACTAGTCAAAATTACGCGATCAATTGCAGCGAGTTGACCAAATTGATTAACATCTGTACGAGCAACATTAAAACTATAATTAGCAGTTTGAACTCTTTGTAACTGATTTACTAGGTTATTTGGATTAAGGAGGTCATTTGTACTTCCACCAATTCCAGGTGTGAATGTTCCAAAATGAAATCCAGTTGCTGGTGATGGACCAGCATAAACCGCTTCTGATTGATAAATTATTCTATTTCTAGGCATATTAGTATTTCTCCATTTATTGTTATTACACCGATTTTTTTATTTTTTCTACTTTTTTATTGCCTTGGGTATCTATTTTTTACTACCTCAAAATCAACAAAAGCAGAATATACATTTCTATTTAAGCTATTGGTAGCATTAAGTAGTCTTGTGTCAGTTTTAGTAACATTGACTTCATTAACATATAAATAATCATCAGTATTGGCCTTTCCAGCTACATATTCAGTATAATTAAAACAATGGTCAGGAGTTTTAACTGAATTTAAAGAGTTAAATGGCATTTCATCTGGATATATTAATGGTATTAATTCACGGGCGGTATCTCTCATTATACTTGTTACAGCATCAAGATTAAATACGCTATCTGCTAATATAATTGCTCTTACATTTCCTACTGTTTGATCGTAGCCTCCAAAAGCTAATGGTTTATTTTTTCCACCTTGATATTTTAAATATATAACAGGATATGTTTCTGCTCCAATAGGTAATCCAGTTGGATTTTGATAAGTCTTAGGATTAGTTTGATAAGATGTTTCAAATAATAAACTTTCTTCTGTTTTACTAGTTAAATAAATATTAAAATCTTTTACAGCATAGTTTCCGCTTAAAGTTGTGCTAGGATTTGAAACTGGAGATGTAAAATATAATTGACCATTAGATGAATCTATTCCTGTTAAATTATTTTTTCCAGGAAGACTAAATGTTCCATTAATATAAACTCCACTTATAATATTTGCGCCAGAAACAGAACAATCTATGACCATTTGTTTAAATGGAGCGCCATATGTATAATATCCATAATACATATTTGGAAGAGGATAAAAAACACTGTGATAATTAGTATAAGCTTGTCCCTTGATTAAGATTTTATTATCTAACCAAAATAGCATGCTTGTCATTAAAGTATTATCAAATTGTGGTATCATTTTATTTTAAATTTTTTATGAATTTAGTATATAGTTCTGTCATATATTTTACAGGTTTATAAGCAGCAACTCTAACTTTATTTTTAGATTGAATTCCTCTACCAGACCTGCTAGTTGGAAAAACTAACCCATAAACATAATAACCAAATCCAGAAATGCCATCTTCTACTCCCTTAACCCAACTTCTACCACGTTCAAATGGAAGAGGTGTTTGAGATTTTATTTCATCTAAAGAAGGAGTAAACACATTAAATTTTAATTGAAAAGTTTTTCTATCAAAAGTCGAATTCTTATTTAAAAATGTATTTTGTTTGATTAACGCAGTAAGATCATCAACTGGTTTGTCTTCGCTATCGAAGCCAATAAATGCAAAAAGATTTTCCTTTCCATTTAGAGTATTACTAATATTTTCTCCATCTGGACCACTATCTAGTTCTTTGGATACTGGATGATCTTGTATCTCATTTATATATTGATCTAGGTTTTCTTTTAAAATTTCTTGAGCAAAAATAACTGCTTCTTTTTTTAAAGCTGCTTCATATGAACTTGATATTTCTTCTTTAACTTGTTTAAAATTAATTTTTGCAGCCATATTATTTTGTTTGCTCCAATCCAAATACGTAATACGTATTATTAAGATATTTTTTAATAACATCCTCTGTAATAACATTCCAAGTTTTTCCATCAAATTCAATTTTAATTGTTTTGCCATTTGCAATATAATCTCTTGCATCTTGTCTAACTTTTAAAGTAACATCTCCTCTTGCAAAAACTAATTTTAAATCACTATTTACTGCATCTAAATCTCTAGAATTATTATAATAAATTCTTCCACTATATGTAGCATTTACTGGTATATAAGTATAATTTACAGGATCTGAACTTGAACCATATCCATACATTGGGGCACTTTGAATTTGTTCTACTATTTTAATTGGCTCTTTATGTACAACAAATGGTCTACAAAAATATGTAAAAAAATCATCATAATCTTTAGAAAAACTTGCTGCAGTTGTTGAGTCTATAAAGCTCATAATTATGAAGCATTATATATTGTTCTAATATAGTATAATGCATCCCTTTCAACTCTATAATCCCCTGGAATTGTATCATCTCCTGCAACTTGAAGCGGAGAACTAGCATTTACATTATATTTATATACTGAGTCTTTAAGCTCCTTGTATTCTTGTTGTCTAATATTATAGAAATTTTTAAGTACTTCATTTTTATTTAATTTTTGTACACTACCAATATCATCTTTAATCGAAACATAATCATTAATAGCTAAACTTCCTGTACTTTTAATTTTAACATCAAAAAAGTAAATAGAATACATTTTTTTAAATATGTATTTTTCAGTATCTGTAAGATTTGGAGTAATTTCTAAAGTTGTACTATCTATTGAAAAAGAAGCATTTAATGAATTATTTAAACCACCAATATTTCTTCTTACCCATGCGGCGATAGCTGCTATACTAAAATCATCTGGTTCGCCCATTTCTTCATATATCTCTTGGGCAATAGAAGTTACGGTATTTATTATCATACCCTAAATTACACTTTAAATTATTTAAATTTAAAGTAAATATGATAGGATTTCTTGTTTGTTAAAGGCTTGGTCTAATTTATAATTACACTGATGAGGTATACCAACGAATTCTTTTTCTAGTATAATTCCATCTATATTATGAGTAAATATACTTGCGCTATCTTTTGCTATTATGTTTTTATGTATATTGTATCCTAATTTATCTGGAGATGTTCCTATCCAGCATACAATAGAAGGAAGCATTAAGGCTGCGCAAGCATGTTGGGCAAATGAATCTATAAATAATCTTTTTTGACTTAACATCAAAAGACCAAAAATTTCGCGCCAATGTGTATTAATTTTTTCAACATGTTCATAGCTTTGTTGGTCTTGTCTGGCTATATGATAAATATGATATTTATCTTTTAAAGTATTAACTATGTCTTGCACTAAAAACGAAGGAAGATCTCTTGACCAACTATATCCAGAACCTTCTCCTCCTCCATTTGTTTGTATAACCAAAATAGGTTTATTCCTATTATATTTTTTAGTAACATCAATGATTTCTGCATCATTTAAGAACAATCTAGGGTTTTCATTCGTATATTTTAAATTAAACATATTGCACCAAGATTCAATAATGTGTTTGTTTTGAACAGTGTATTCGTTACTTTGATATACTTCATTTCCTAAAAATATAGTATCTTTATCTTTAATAAAATCTTCATAAAAATATTGAGCAGTATTAGATCTATAAACTCTATAAATAAAAGGATTATTTAAAAAAACTTCTGGATATGGACAGATTACAATTAACTTTCTATCTGGATAGTTTTTACTTATATTCTCTGCAATAGCTGTTGCAGCAATATGTTTACCAATTCCACCTTGAAGAAAAAATACTACAGTTTTCAATATAATATTATATTTTATTTAATGCTTAATATCAAAATTATTTGAAATTATATTATTAATCTTTTATTTGAATCTTTTGAAGAATGTACATTGTCTATTATATCTGTTTCAGTTTGACAAGAGGCATTTGTTCCATAACAATTTATATCTTCGTATAAAAGGGCCATATATTCATCAACTGGACCCTGTATAGTAGATTCGTAAAGTTTTTTAGCCATATCTTTTGTTAAAACATACGAATGTAAACATAGAGCATATTTAATTTTTTGCAAAGGATATTCAAATTTAACATCTTCTACGTATAATGATTGTTCTGCGTATCCAGCAAGCCAACCTAATAAATATACATCAAAATTAATTTCCGTTTGATTTTCTATATAATCCAATAAGGGTTGTATTCTGCAAGTAAAAGTAATGTCATCTTCTAATATTAAAGAATAATCATAATTCATCGCTTCTTTCCATGCTTTTTTATGACTTTTTGCCACGCATACTTCTGGTAACGACATACTTAATAAATCATTTTCTTTGTCATAATTTGTTAATTTTGATAATTCATATTGATCTCTATGTGGACAAAAATATTTAGTTTTTATATTTTCTAATAAGTCTGTTTTGTTTATTTTTTCATAATCTATATATTCTTGATTGTTTTCATCTAAAGAAACAAAATTTTTATAATCTATTGCTGATATTTTTTCAAAAGATGGAATACCATGAAACTCAAGATGTTTTTTCATATATTCAAAACGATCTTGCCTTCTATCTAAATTAATAATAAAAGTTTTCATATATTATATTACACCTCTATTATATTTAAAAACCATTGGTAGCAGGATTATAATAATAATATCCTAAACCGTTGCTGTAATTTGTTGTGCCATTATTAAGTCTAGTTATTGTTGCTGTGGTAAATGATACGCTAATCTCATCTCCTCCTGTTCTTTCTCCAAATTGTATTCTAATTGGATAATAAGTGTTAGCAACTAAACTTACTGCGGATGAAGTTATTTCTTGATTGCCATGTAATCCACCATTATTTACTGTGGCATTTGCTACTGTAAAACTAGATATAGCATTATTTCCAATCCAAAGATAACTTGCGTCATCAGAATTTGTATAAAAAGTATAGTTTTCAGTTGAGCTTGCTTTAAAGTATCCAAGCCATTGCCAGCTATAATTCTCTTCGCTATTACGATTAGCGCTACTACTAAACCTATTAAATTCTGTTAATTGATTAATATCTCCATGAAGAGTTGCTGTAGCAAACCAATTTACATCGTCGGTATCTCCTATTAATGATCCAAAATATTGAAGATATCTTTTGCCATATAAACCATTAGTGTAATTTATATTTCTACTAGATATTATTCCAGCTTGAACAGATGGTAATATTATCATGCTGTATTTCCATACATTATATAACCATTATTTCCACTATGTAATAATGAAATTGTTGCATATTGCCCTGCAGTTCTAAATTGATTATTATAGCTTTGTATAATTACTCCTGCTGCACCAGTAATTTGTACTTGACCCACTCCAATTTGTATAACTGAAGAATTAAAACCAGTAGGATTTCCAAGGCTTATTGTGCCAGTTAACATTGATCCAGAGTTTGCAAGAATAACTCTACTATTATATCCTGCGCCAATTAAAAAATTAGAATTTACATTTAAAATATTTGGCGTAGCATTGATTAAATTACTATCACAAAAATCAACTCTTCCAGCAAGTGGGGATGGAGATAAAGTTATATTGCTTCCTGTTAAAAATATTCCACCATTAAAATCTAATGATAATGAACAAGCTCCTCTAGAAAATTTATCTCTTGCTGCACCATCACCAATTACTGTTGCGCCATAATGAGTAACAGTATTTTGTCTTCCTCCAAGAATTGAACCTAAACAGTCAGTTATTTTATTAGCGTATCCACCAACAATTGTATTCCAAATAACACTTGATGCACCACAAGGATCAGGACTTGCTCCAGTAATAATATTTAAAGCGCCACCACCAATAAATGAAGCGTTAGTAGTTCTACTAGAAAAACCTAGTATGTTAGAGTTTCCACCTACTATTGAACTACAATTTCCACATATTTTATTATCACATCCACCAAGTATTGAAGAACCACATGAAGAGTCTATTCTATTTTTATCTCCTGCAATAAAATTAGGCCCTATGCCAACTGCAACAGCACATCCTGAATTACATGTTCCTCCAGCAATTACTGACCATGTAGCGCCATTATAATTAGAAAATCCTCCTAGTGTGACATTATTACATCCTCCTCCACAATTACATTGCCCTCCTATAATTGAATTATAATTTCCGATATTTAGAAGATTACAATTTCCTCCAATAATAGTTTGACCACAAGTTGTAGCTAGTCCTGGAACAACAGAAATTATACAATTAAAATTTCCTCCAATAATTGCACTATTAGTAGGCCCCGCTGTAATAGCATTAGATGCTCCTCCTTCAATTACATTATTTACTGTATATAATGTAGTATTAGCAAAAAAACCATTAGAACAACCAATTAAATTATTTCTACCATTATTTATGATACTAAAATGTGCATTTACAATATTCAAACATCCACCATTTATATTACTAAAACAACCACTTATAGTATTATTAAAGCCTCCAATAATTGATGAATCATTTCCAGAAATTCTATTTCTTTCTCCACCAACTATAGTTAAATCTGTTCCAGCAAAACTATGACTTCTTCCAAAAATTCCACTTAGTGCAATTACAGCTTTATTTGGTGAAAAATATCCAGTAGAATTAATCTCTGCTATTTGATTAGCAGAAGTTGTTCCATCTGTGTGAAATTTTATAATTCTATTAGGGCT